ATATCAAGTCGGTTGGCAATTGTGACGTTTTCGATAGTCGAAATGACCATGCCGCCCGCGAGGGTACCCGAGTCGATGCAGAGTCCAGCGAAAGTGATGCCGTCGTTCAGGACGGCGAATCCCTGTGCATCGGCCAGCTCGACCGTATCGGCCAATTGGACGAAGCCCAAGTGATCGGATTCGCAGAAGCGAACGAAGTCGCCGCAGGTAGGAACGCTACGAAGTAGCGCGTTGTTAGAATCATATGCAGTTTGCATGTTGATTCGCTCCAATTAGGGAGTTGCGCGGGCCTTGCCATCGTGGCAAGGTTACCGCTAGTGGCTTGGCCGGCCACCGATTCATGCCCGCCCACAAGGTCTAAATGGCGTGGAAGCCAACAAGCTCTGGGGCTTGCCTTGCTGCATGAAGGGGAATCGAAATGTGAAAGAGCGCTACCGTTGCCGGCGTTCTTTCTATACGTGAAGCGGGGCAGCCTTCAAATCGTCAAGACTCGCTTTAGTTCCACCCCTTTGCAGAAAAGGCAAACGTTTGCATTCATTCCCGCGCCTTTTCTTACCTTCTCCAAGCGAGAAAACCGCGTTTTAGTTCGTTCCCCTACTGGCGGCGATACTTTTTTGCAACAAAAACGAAGACTTTATATAGACCTATATAAATGGAATGCTTTAGCTCGTATCTGTAGTGCCATATTCGGAAAGTAGGTGATATGCTCTTGTGTGTGATTCTATTCACACCATTTTCTGATTTCAGGATGGGAGATGCCACTATAATTCGGAAAATGGAACCACCACATAACTACAAAAGCGGTCAACTTCCGGCGGTGTTTCTATATCTATCTGTACAGGCGCTTTTCCGCTGCTTTTGTATGTGTCTATACAGGCTCTTTTCTCACCTTTGGTACGTTCCGCTCACGTGTTCTACTTTTCCCGGACTTTTCTCAATTGTTTTTGTATCTTTCGGTTGGCTCGTTTTTCTTACCGCGCTTGTGTCTATGTCTGTACAGCCGTTTTTCTTACCGCGTGTTTCTATTGTCTTCCGTAGTGTCCACTCGCGTTGTCTTCCGTGCAATCATTTGCATAGTCGCAAAAACATATGGCGGAAGGATACAAAAGCGCGGTGGTTAGTTGCAAAAGGCTAGGCTAGGGGAGACAATAGAAGCGCCGGGAGAACGTATGCAAACATTTGCATGTCCGTATATGTGGTGAAAAAGAGGGCCAGTACGGAAGTGAACTGGAGCGGTTCCAGTTGCTTTCCCTCCCCACCTTTTTTCACATTCGCTTATCCGTATATCCAGATGGTATTCGCTTATGCAGATATGTGAATGTCGGCTTGAGGTCCCCTCCCCTCCGGCCCATTTTTCTACCTCGGCGGAGAGGGGAGGAGTTAAGATTTGTTTGTTTTTTTTTATTTTTGTTTGTTTGTTTTTTTTTATTTTTGTTTGTTTTTTTTATTCCTACCGTATCAGTCTGTTCTATGCAAACGTTTGCATTTGTAGTTTATGTGGGGGGAGGGTTGTCATCTGGGGGGTGCTATGCAAACGTTTGCAAATGCTTAAAGGGTGTCATCATGGTTGCTTAGGCTCTTGGCGGAAATACAAAGGAGACACGGGTAGGACTCGAACCTACGACCTCTCCGATTAGTCTCGGGTGCTCTACCACTAAATGCCCTGAGCTACCGTGTCTTTTGTTGTATTCCAGCTACGTGTCGCCACGCAGATTTCTGTCTGAGATGGCCGCGTTAGCTCTACGGCTCAACTCAGATGCATGCGAACCATAACAGTCTACAAAAGTGACCCGCCGTCCCCATCCTCCACCTACGACAGTGGTTTTGGTTTGTACTACCTCACCAAACCTCTCACATAAGTCGATATAGTCTTCCTCATCCTCCCGCGCCTTTCTCTGTCCGGTTCCCATCAGTCTTCTCCCTGCGATTGATAACCAGCCGATGCAGCGGACAAGCCGCTGATCTCGGCGTTCTGCTTCAAAAATTCACGCCCCACGTATTCCGTGAACACGGGCGGCACGGCTTCCCTTGCTCCCTGCTTGCTCATCCAAGGCAAGCCCATTTCTAGCCGCCACACTTTCTCGGGCGTGTGTTCCGTCCCGAACTCCTCACGGATTCGATACCATCCTTCGTGCTTGAAAGGGTTCATTGCCTTCCGTGAGTGGTCGCACGGGCGAGGCGCTACAATCGGGAACGAGGTTTCAAAGATCCGATGTCGGTAAACACGCTTTCCGAACATCGTTCCGCAGAGGACGACGCCATGCCTGCCGTTTTCACTTCTGGTCGCTAGCGGTGCGCCATCGACGTTCTCCATGATCCACGGTTTCCCCGTGCTTTTTAGGAGTTCTATTGTCGGCTCGATCAGCATCGGTTTCGGTGCGGCCATGTGTTTCAGGTTCTTGCTGTAACTTTGGCAAGGCGGGCTAGCGTGAATGATGTCGTATTCGTGACCGTGTGCGGCGAGATATTCCAACGCTTCACCTTGAATAAAGCGGTGCGGGTTGCGCCCACTTTTATCTTCGATGTCCACGCCCACCACGTCGAACCCCGCCCGTCGATAGCCCTCGCCCGCTCCACCTTCGCAGCAAAACAGGTCAAGCAGAACAAGCGGATGCTCGCCAATGCCTTCTCTCGTTCCTCGTTCAGTCATGGGAGATCCTTGGCGTTATCCAGAAGTTCAAAAAAAGCATCCATCTGGAAGGCGAGCGTCTCGCCATTGTCCCCATCGCCTCCCAACTTCCAGCAAAAATAATCCCCATAGTCGTGATAATCGTGATCCACAAGGAAGTTGGCGATTCTCTCTGACATAGGGTGATGTTCTTTGCCCTCACCCCATCGGTCAACTTGCGTCAGTCCCGCAGCTTTTGCCTTTTCGTAGTCAGTCATTGTTCGGATATCCGGTTGTTAGCTTTTGCTTCAGCAGCCGCCAAAATCGCGGCACAGAGTTCCCCCGGCGTCAAGGTCGCAATGTGCCGCCAATGGCCGTGTGCCTCTTCGTCGTTGATTGGTACCGCGTGGATGCACCTCAAAGAGCGCAACCGTGCGGCTATCGGCGGATGCCCACACCTCGCCCATTACGTGATTGCCGCTCATTCCGACACCTCGCCAACCAGCCGCTGCTGCTCATTCGAGCAGAGCTGGTCGTTATCTGGCCAGGTATATTCCGTAGGGTCGGCCGAGCGACCAAGCGCAATTTTCGCGTTGTTGCGACACCTCATCCATTCGTCGGGCGTATCCCAGCAATCCAGCCAATCGGCCAACGCGCGCTTGAGCACGTCAACGTCAGCGGAATCCATTTCGAGCGGGAAGTATTTGCGGCCGACCTTCCCATAGAGTTTGCCCTCGTACTGCATCACGACTTCTCCGATTGAGTGATTGACTCCACGTAATATGCCCACACTGGCGGACCGTCCAAGGATTCGTCCTCGCGAGCGAAGGTGATCTTCACACTGATTGCCTGCTCGGTTGGCAGCCCAAGTAAGCAGTCCTCAAGATCACCAATTTCGGTTTCTTCAAGAACGCCCAACATGTATCTGTCGCCGCTCCACCTGAACACGTCAATATCAATCGGCTGATGTGTTGCGAAATGCCGATGTACGTAGACCTCGGCATAACAAAGAGGTGCAGCCAGTTCGCTATCGCTCATGGCTGGACCTCGTCGTTATACTCTTCCTCTTGATTTCGTATTGCCTGCTTCGCTTCTTGTCGGGCAGATTTCTTGTTCTCCCCGTTCCCGAAATCGGCCTCCCACCAGTTCACAAGACCTTTCGGAGGGTGACAGTCACGCTTTCCGGGGAATTTCACAGGTTTGCGTCCCATGGGCTGCATCTCAGTCCTCTCCTTGTTCTGAGTTTCGATAACCAGGCCCATTCTGCGCATCCGCGCAGATGGCCGCGTTATCTTCTCTTGCTGGCGCTGATATCCGATACAGACGCGCATGTCTATCCATGGCACCGCAGTGACTAGGGTGCCACGTTTTCCATCCGAGATTGCGTGTAACAACCCGTCCGCATGCGTTGCAGCGAAACTCTGCGACTCCGGTTCCTATCCATGCCTCCTTCATCCACGCACCTTTTTTTGGTGTTCATGCTTACGGCCTAAGAATTTAGAACCGCACTTGAGTGAACAGAAATCCCACAGCTTGTCACCTATATGGAATTCCACCGTATACCACCCTTCAGGACCATCTATTTTTCCCTTTGTCGCGATGGGGTATTTCATGTGCCCGTTATCATGGCACTCGATCTTGCGCGAGCAGTTGTCACATGTCAAATATGGCGTGGGGGAGTGCTTCATCCCTCGTCTTCTGACTTTCCCGTGTATCCGAAGTATCCGGCATAGATGACGCAGTGAGTCCCGTCCGTGAAGTCGATCTTAAGCCAGCCGGTATCGTCGTATTCCGGTTTTTTCATCTCGGTGACTTTGGTGATGGTTTTTCCTGTGATGTCCATATTCGTATTACTCCTTATCCGAACAAATCGAATCAACAGACTCGCTTCGCTCGCAGTTGTTCTTGTCGTTATCCGTCGCCCTGAAAACAGGCAGAATTGGCTCATCCGCATTCAGCCGACGCTCACGCTCTTCCTTCCAGCCGTAGCGAAGCGTGTCCATCTCGCGCTCATCGACCAATCGAATGTCTTCCATCGCCTTGTGAACGCAGGCATTGCATTGGTCTCCCTTCCATCCGAATTGAGGCCAAGCGTCAATCCCGTACACGGTCTGCATGGTGGGACTCACGAGATATAGCGACTCCCGATCTTCTTTGCCCCAAACAGCGCCACATGTATCGCAAAGTACTTGGTGCATCAGCCTTCCCCTTGTTCTTGCGATGGATAACCATCGCCACAGCTATCGCAGTCGGTGTCTTCAGTAGTATTCATAGGTTGAAGTTCTGGCGGATCTTATCTAATATTGCTTCTGTACATGTAGTACAGACAAAGCCGCCGTCGTGCAAACCATCTGTATCTATAGTGACTAGTGTTGATTCAGGAATCTCCTCTTTACATTGTCTGCAATAGGGTGGGGCGGTGTCATAGAAGGTATTGACTAGTCTAGGGGTGACTTCGCGCCACCCGCTTTTATCTAGGTTATTCATCTGTGTTCTCTAGTGTTTATCTGTTAGGTTCACCTGCTGGGGAGATGTGGTATATGCGGGCGCGGGTATCCTTTGAAGTAGGATTGGATGATGCTGCCTATGCGGAAGTCTTTGTACTCAGTGAGTTCTATTCTATCAGTTTTCATCCTAGTTTCTCTGGTTGCAAACGTTTGCATTCTGCCATCATCTCTTCCCACTGTTCTAATGCTTCTTCCCAAGTATCCTGCCATTCTGTGCGGACATCGTCTTTCCACTCACACTTCATACACTCATCACACAGGCACCCTATGCGAATCCTCCATATCGCTATTATAATGGCGGTTAATGAGCAATAAAGCCATTAAAAGCTAATTTATTAACACTTTCTTGCGCATTAGAGATGGGGCTTGTGGCTCCCGTACTCGAGAGATCCCTTACAATCATGGCGCGTCGGCTGCAACCCCGCTCTAGCGCAGGATAGGCTCATGCAAACGTTTGCATTTAGTGTTACTTCCATGTTAGTCCCAAGGTGCGGTGCGTTGGAATTGGGCTACTCTTACTCCGAAGATGAAGACGTTTGTCTTCCCTACGTAGAGGTCTCCGGGGTAGCGGTACTTAATATTACTAGTGGCAATGGGGGATAGGATGAAGTCAGGCCGGATATGCGCGGCGAACCATTTGGCTAGTTTAGTTACGGGGGTTGTTGTTTTCATATTGTTTATCTCCATGCGTCCTGCCCCGGAGGCGGGGCTGGTCTCGTTTTCTCTTTCACTGTGCTTTCTTGTTCCTGTTGGTGTGGTGCTGCGCAGGCCAAAGGCGCGTACCAATCCTCTTCCTCTTCCTCAGATGATGATGATAGCTCCTCGGGTACTGTGAGTTTACTACTGGCTAAAGCGCAGAGGATAGTCTCTCGGTCCTCTGGGCAGAAGACACTCTCATGTACTAGAGAGATCGCGGTTTCAATCCCCTTGTTGTAAGCAATGGTTTCTTCGCTGTCCATGGTTTATCTCCAAGTGTGGATAGATGCTTTCGGATGTTCGGTGCAGGCGTGTAAGTACCTGTCTACCCAATCTAGGAAAGTATCGTAGCTCCCCCACCCGTTCTCTGGATTGAGAGCAGTGAACCGTTCCGGGTCCTCTCGCATACGAAGCAGCCCCTCTCTCAAAGGGCCGATCAATGCACCTGCCACTGGAAAAGAGGTGTGGTCTTCAGGGCACCAGATACATTCGTACAGCCCCGCTTCCCTAGCCATCGCTGTTATGTTGTGTGTGTAGTTAGCTTCATACAATGTCACCCGGTGTAGCTCGGGTCCACCTGTGTCCACGTCCATGTATAGTGAAATGTCTAAACTCATTTACTCTCCTCCGGCTTCATCAGCATTCATTTGATCACCTTTATCTTAAAGTGAACCTGAGAGACTACGTTCCAGTAGTGTCTACGTGCGAACTCTTTCTCTTCCTTTGTCAGGTGACGGGACTCCGGGAAGTAGGTGAGGTCAAAGGACACTACATTCAGCTTCGCACTATTCATTTCGTGTGCGCTGCCTCTCAGCTTCTTTGGGTTAAAGAAGTCGAAAGAGAATTCATTGAAGTGGGTATGGTGGTAGGGGTTGACCATGTTCATGTGTGACGACGTTACGTACGGTACGGTTATGTGCCACAGCGCATCTTTGGTACACACCCTGTAGAGTTCCTCTATGAATTGGAGGTACCCCTTAACATGTTCAAGGGAGTGGTGCATCTTAACCTCTGTGACTGAACTATCATCAAAGGGTAATCCCTTGTCAACATCTATACACAGGTCGGTCTTTAGTCTAGGGTTTACGTCTATGTTCACCCACCCTTTCATGTACTTCTTCCCGCATCCAATATGGAGTTTCATACTGGCCTTCGATCATCTTCTGCATCTATTGCTTCCATCTTTATTCCTCTATTACCTTGTGAACTGCACCTACTGTAACATCTCCCTCCCAAGGGTAGTCTGCTATGGTGTGGCTACCATACCGGTCTATGATCTTACCGCTGCGCAAGACTACACAATGGCAACCAAAGAATATAAGGTACTGCCCCTCAGACTCTTGCAGGTCTGCGTAGACATCGGGGAGGCTACGTGCGTATGATTGGAGGGGGACCAACCGCATGTTGAACTTCCAAAGCAGTCCCGCACATTGGACATCTGTACCAAGTCCATCCCAATCATCATCGAGGCGGAAGGCGCGCTTCCACAAGTCTAGCACATCGTGGAAGGGGATGCCAGTTAATTTACTAAGGGCGTAAGGCGCACACGGCGTCATTTGTATTGTTCCTTGATTGTTGGTTCCATCTTGCAGACTCCTCCCTCCCCAGATGCAAACGGTTGCAATTCATCGACTGTCCATTTGGGGTACTTCCTGACTATTCCCTCTAACCAGAGGAGATCGCTTTGATGGACAAACCTCCCATCTAAACCAAGGCCGCAAATAGCGAACACCCGTAGTTGAACGGAGGTGGTAGGCTTCTCGTCAGTAATCACCTCTACTTCCCCCATCCCTTTATCTCCCAAGTCGCGGAGTACAGGTTAAAAGAAAAACCCAACTCGTCAAGTTGGTGAGTAAGAGCCTCACGGTGGGGGCCGGTCAGGTCAAACTCTGCTGCGGGTATACGCACGATATCTTTCCCCTCTCTAGCCGCGGCCTCTATTTTCTCCAGACACTCTTTGAGCTTGTCCTGAATGAGGGAGCTTTTACGAAGCTCTCCCCAAAACTCGTCATATAGGTCTCTCGCCGCGGGGGCATCTAGTAACTTTCTCTCTTCCATTGGTTCCTCCTTTGTTTCTGTGGCGGGTAACTCTACCACCGATCTCCGTGATGTCAAGCTGGTCCACTCACTTTATCACCCAGATTGTTCTTTAATCGAGCTACTGCCCCATTAGCTTTAGCGTACTCCTCTAGGAGACGCCGTGTACCCATGTAGTCTGCCTTGTACGCTTCGGCGTAGGCTTTTGACCAGAGTTCCCCGCGTGAGTACCGACCTGCACAGAAGTGGATGGCAGTCACCCCTTCAGGTACTTCAGTCAAGAGACCTCTGCGTGGGTACCCATAGCTAATGTCAGGGGGTATCCTCACCCCTTTGCCGAGGTGGTTGAACACAAACCCTAACCCGAACTCCTCACTGTTTCTTCCTATGGCCCCTCGCCCGTATTTTCGGAATACCCGAAACCAATGAATCCAATCGTCCACATAACCTGACTGCTTATTGTATCCTATGCAGGCACCACTAATCCTTGGGGAGTTTTCTAACTCAACCCCTGTAGCCGCTTTGATCTCTTGGCATATCTTCCGGTTCCTCCGGGGGAGACCCTCTGCAACAGCCGAGAAGATACCTTCCTTCTCTATAAGCTGGAATAATGCGGGGTCTAACCCTTTGTAGAAGACATGATCGACATCATAGAACAAGGTGTTCTCAAAGGGGGAGTGGTGTTTTAGGGCAAAGGGCTTTTCGTACCATCCTTGCTGCGCGGTCTTCACTCTCCCCTCGTAGTAAAGTTTGTCTACTACATTATGTGTAAAGTCCTTACTGTTGCGAGCCTCGTTCAAAAAGAACTCGGGGGTACTAGGACCGAAGCAGACGTGGATGGCACCATCGTAGAACTTTCGGAGACTGTGGATGGACACTGCTAACAGTGGAGTGATCTTAGCAAAGTTGGAGTAGTAAAAGACACCGTTGCTCATTTGGTGACCTCTACAATACGCCCTAGTCGTAGGACGTGGGGAGGGGAAGGGAACCTCTGGCCTTTACGTAGGAAGAATGAGATCCGGTACCGCTTGACCTCACTCCGGGCTTCCCATACTACGGAGACTAACCCGCGCCCCCAAGGACAGCATATCATAATAGTGAGCACTGTTAAAATCCCACCTTTACACCGAGCAGGATAGGTTCTACGGTTATCTCCTGTTCAGGTAGTGCCGTCTGACATCCAGTAGTTACGATAATCAAAAGGGTTAGGATAAGGAATTTCATTTGTCACCTCTGGTGTTGTTGACGTTTCGCTTGCCTCCGCTCACCCTCATAGGATGTCATGTCGAAGGGCCACTCTATATTAGAAGAGTTACAGTGGGGGCACCGGCTCCTCTTTCCGCCTGCTAACTCAGTGTTGCAGGCTAAACACTTTGCTTTAGGTTTCCCTTTCATTCACCTAGCCATGCTACTCGAAGGTCAAAGGTGTACGGTTGCAGCGTACGTGGGTTACTCTCTCCAAACGAGAGGCTAGTGGTGTACCCTTTCTCAATGAGGACATCACGTAAGAGGACAACTTCATCCCAACTCATAGCCTCGGTGAAGTGAGTGTACCCCCACCCACTCTTAGCAGCGTCAGCTAACTGCTTCCGTACCACCTCTAATGTCTTCTCCGAGATACCTTCCTTCTGGACTGCTTCCCTCTGCTCCCTTGCGGTGGGTAAATCAATACTGACCATACTCTCTTCTCCTACTTTACTACTGAGTTGTAGAGCCGTCTGTCCCAATAGTTCAGAATCTCTATCTTCTCTAACGTTTCTTTAGGCAACTTGTGCTTCACCGTCCCGAGTCTCTGGGAGTTTAGTTTGAAGTCACAGTTAGCATCCTTCAACCCGAACTTGTGCGCGATCTCTTTACCAAACTCTGGGAGGTTATCAACAAAACCCACCGCGGAAAAGGCACTGAGGTTCTTAGCTGCCTCCTCGAAGTCCTCGCAAGTAGCGTCTGTCGTTAACCCTAACCCCGCTAACCTCTTCGTCATGAGGTTGCGTATGCTGTTACTGCTGGGGTCTTCAAGGAACTCTTCGATCGTTATCTTTTGTCCGGTGACGTTACTCCCCGCGGGTGCCTGACCCCACTCCCGCCAATGGTTGAAGTGACTAATGAACCGATCCACTGGATCACGGAGGACGCACACGTACTCACACGGTCTTGTTAGGGAAAGGTGCAGCCCATGCGCGAAGTGTCCGTGAATTACCTTAACATCTTTGTACTGCCCCACGCCCTCATCAATCTCTTCTATGAGGACGTTATGCTCATAGAGGTGAGGCTCGTATAAGAAGAACTCAGAGTCGTTGAAGGATTTCTTCCAGAAGTATCTGAGGGTAGTGCCACCGCACTTCTCGAAGTGCATACTGAGGATTACTTTGTCCATCGGTTTTCTCCATGCAAACGTTTGCTAGAATGGGTTGAGTTCTCTTGACTCATACTTCTTCTCGCGTGAGAGTTCCTCTTCCACCTTCTCAAAGGCGGCACTGACTGAAAGCCCGCGCCTCATTAGGTGGTTGATCCGTAGCTTTAACCACCCAAGGTCTACTGCCACCCGGTCTTTATTTGGGCACCTAGAGGAGTGTCCTCCCTCTAGTATGTCGGTTCTTGCATAGTCCTTACAAGGGCACGCAGAGGGAGGGATAGGTAGAGCACCAGTGATCATTGATAGCTAGTCCGTGTGGGTGTTGGTCTGAGAAGAGGCCCCGACATCATGTCGTAACAAGTAGTCACCTTGTATCCAAACAATCTCCCCCTGTTCGTCAAGAAATATTTCGCACGCTCTTTCTTGTTCGAGGAGACCCGTCGCAGCTAAGGTAACCATGAAGATAACTATGGCGGTAATTATCCCCGCAATAAACCCCCTACACTCTGCATGGAAAGGGCTGTCCATCTCAGCCTGCTTTGAGGGGGGCTTAACGAACTTAAACCTTCCTCTTTCCCAGCCCATTACTTTATCTCCATTTCAGGGGGATCGTCGGGTTCCTCTATGAACAAGGTCCCACCACACCGGCACTCAAGGTCCCCCCACTTAGTTTGTTCCTCCACCGGGTCCACGTATTGGTCACAGTCTACGCAAACAAGCATCGTCAAATCTCCCAGTTCAGGTTATCCACCGCTCCGGCGACGGTGGGGAATACTTCTCGAAAGATCCCCTTGGCTTGCTCGGCCACTGCCATGTGTTCTTTCTGTGTGCCGTTCCCGCCACGCAGGGCAATGTAATGCAACCACGAACGGCAGGACCCGGTCATGTGGAGGGTAGTCTGCGTTGCCTGTGGGAGTACTGCTCGGGCACACTCCTTAGCAACCCCATCCTCAAGCATATCTTGATAGAGTTCCTCCGCTAATGTGAAGAGGTGATTGATATGTCTTGCGTACATGTCCTGAATCGGTTGGGGGAGGGTCTCCACCGACTTCTGACGATTCTTGGGGTGGGGTGCCCGAAGCTCAGGTATGTGCATCACCACTGGCGCCTCTTTGTCCCCTGCATAACGACGAGAGAGTTGTTGGAATGTGAAGCTACGGTGACGGAGGATCTGTGTCGCTATGTCCAATGTCGTCGTGACCTTCAGCGTGAGGCTGGCGTGTTCAAAGGGTGAATAATGCTTTTCCCTTATCATATACCTTAATAATTTCCCAAACTTAGGGTTATCTTGGTTCTTAGGATTAGAGACCCTAGCAACCCTAGCCATCATGTACTCAGGGTTGGGGGTGTGTGTAACTAACTCTACGTGTGGAATACTCATTATCCAACCCTCGGTATGTTTGCTATTTCCCACAGGGCAACCATGTCGTTGGTCACCTTGATAGCCTCAGCGAAATCATCAGTAAGGTCATACCGACTCAGTTTGAACCCTCCGTTTACAGTCTCCCCTTGCAGGGTGAAACTAAACACAGTTACATCCATGAACCGCTGTACCCGGCAAGTGATTTCTATTCCGGGGTTTCCTGTCCCCCTACACCCGTGAGGCGTGGGGAAGACCTTGTAGAAGTCCTGACACCCTACCTTAGTATCGTATGCTGTGTATTGTGTCCACCCATTGTCAAGTAGGTATTCTACGATATCGTCAAATTCCTTAATCACCTTGCACCTCCCCATAAGTTTCCCACTCCAATTCACGGCAGAGGGTAGCTGCCGCATGTTTATACACCCCGAGGTAAGCCCCTGAACTTCCGTTAAGCAGAGGCCGTACTCCCTCTAGTGCCTGTAATACCGGGAGGCTAACGCTAATGTACATTGCCTTACTACGAAGGTCAGGGTCGTTATGTCTTTTCTTACGTTTCACTCTGCACCTCGATTGATACGGCAGTAATTCCACTCCTCGTCCTGTTCCACTTCCCGCTGTGCCGCGGCCTCAGCGCAGATGTGACCACACCGGGCGTACCCTGCGATGTCCACCCAGTTATCACGTTTCTTCTGGTGCGTCTCCCGAGAGAGCTTCATACAGATAGTGAACATGGCAACATCCTTTGGCTCAAACTTCACCCCCTTCAAAGCGGTCCACATATCTGCGGTACGTCGGAAGTCTTGGTCTGGTGGGCCATACTGGTTCTGCCGGTCGCCTCTTGTGAGACGAAGCGCCTCCTCAAGAACGTCTTCCTCCTCTTCAACTGAGGGGTCAGTGAATGGCCAGTTGGCATTGAATAAGTGATCTCCCTTCGGGACAGATGTGTTGACCACCGGGTCAGGGGTGAACTTCTGCTTCTTCTCTTCAGAGTACTCCATATCAAGTGGGCCTATGGTTTCCTCTCCTACGAGGAGGTCACCATCTCGCTTGAACACCGGCAATTCTTTCCATCGTGCGAGGGCGTACTCTGCTGACGCTCCGATACTCTCAGTCCAACCGGGGAGCATTAGAATCCCTTCCGCCTCATCTAGGATGAGACCCACGTCTCGCCGGATAGCGTCCGCGATGAACTCAGGGGTAACCAACTGCCCTCTTCCACTGCGGGGATCGAACCCCCGGTCAACGTCGAACTCCGCGGGGTTAATGGGATTCAGCCCTAAGCTAGACAGCCACTCAGCCGCCTCAAAGAAGGCAGGGAAATTAAATTCAGGTTTGGACCGCATCGGTCCTGCGATGTAGATGTTCATGTGATTACCTTACGAGGGTGGTTCTAATTTTTTCAAAAGCCTGCTTTCTGATCTGCGCGACCCGTGTCCTGTGAATGTTCCACTCTTCCGCGGTCTCTTCTTGGTTCACCTTATGGACGAAGTCCTCCACTACTTTCTTCTCCCTCTCATCGAGGCAGAGGTACGCGCTTGCGATATCCTCTCGGGACACACCTTCCCAAGGTAGAGGGTGAGGGTCGGGGCAATGCGAGAACTCAGGGAGGGTAGGGTCTTGCGAGAGGGGTAACCGGTAGCACTTAGTGCGGGTCCTGCTAAGGACCGTGCGTACCACTACGGAGACGAAGGTGGACCACTTCCCTCTTGCCTCATCGAATCGGTGTTGCTCTTTTGAGACCGCAATTATACAATCCTGTACAAGGTCCCGGAAGTCAAAGAACACAAGAAGATCTTGTGCCATCCTATCTATCAGATTGACAACCAACCCTTCTGTGTTTTGTAGCTCAGAGAGAGTCATTGAAAGTCTCCTCTTGGAGAGCATGTGCTCGGAGTTCACATTTGAGGATTAGCTCGTCCGGGTCTTCCTCTTTGTGGAGGGTAATGCAATCGAGGCACATCCCGAAAGCATTGTAGAAAGCTAGGTAGCCCGCCTCAGCTAGGGCGTCGATGCTAACTGGCTCGGCACAGGTGGGGCACATCCCTTCCGCTGCTAATGCTACCGAGTGGCCTAACCCCGCCTCTCGCAATGTATTTACTTTTTCTCGTTCAAGGTCCATGCTTATTCCTTATGTGTTGGATTCCTTTGGTAGGTACTCTAGCACGTCTGCCTTTAATTACAAGCCGATATCAGAAAGAATCTGATCAAGGCAGTCAGTGATTGTTCTATCAGTTGTGTCCACAACAGAGTCGTATTGTGCGGGGGGCCAGAAAGGGCTACTGATTCCAGTAAACTTAGTGATCTCTCCGGCAGCAACTTTTGCGTAAAGTCCTTTGGGGTCCCTCTGCTGACAGACCTTTAGTGGAGTGCTGACATAGACCATTTTGAAGTCACAGTCTTTGAGCATCTCACGTGCTACCTCCCGGCTTTTCTCCAGTGGGGTAATCACAGAGCAGGCTACCGTGCAAACGTTTGCATGAGCTATCTTGGCAACTCCTGCGGCCCGCCGTGCCTGTTCATGCCGAGAGGGTGGGTCGAAGTCGAGGTCAGCACACAACCCTTCTCTGAGCATGTCCCCGTCCACAAGGAATCCGCGGGGTAAAACTTTGAGGATTTCTTTTGCGAGTGTTGTCTTCCCTGAACCGGAAAGCCCGGTGAACCAGATAACCATAATCAATCTCCAAACTTGTAGTTGTATTTTTCAATGTCTTCTTTGTAGACCCGCTCAACAATCTGAGCAGCACTCTCAGTGTAGTACTCGGGGTATGGTAAGTGCTCACTAGTATTCCGAACTAAAAGCTCAGTGTCCGGTAAGCCCACCTGCGTGCAGACCTCCTTGAAGTCCTCCGCAAAGTTATCAAACCTCCCCACCAATTTAATCCGCGGGTCATGCCAGTGGACCTGAGGTAGGAAGTGAGGGGAGCGACATCTCTCTAGCCTTCGCTTAAACTCGGGGTCTTCTAATCGTGAGCAGAACTCAGGGAAGGTAGAACTCTCTCGCACAACGCGCATAGTTTTGATATCATTCCGGTGGCCTCTTCCCCCTGCCCTGAAGTACGAGTAGGCAGAGACCATTCGGTCCCAAGGGTTGCGGACGAAGCAGAAAGAGAAGTACCTACGACGGAACCGGCGCATCTCCGAGAGACGCTGATGCCCTCGTATTGCTAACCCAAGGGACTCGCACACAGCGACTCCTCCGGTCTTTGGGATATGAACAAACGCCAGACCTAACCTTCGGTTAATGTTAGACATCCTTTCCATTCCTTTGTTGAATTTTCTACTTTTGCTACTACAGTATTCAGAGAAACGAAGTAGTAATGGAGACTCGTAGTAATGGACAACACATCCCTCAATCTAACAGACATCGCTCTAATTTGCAGCGCAGCTTTCAATCTGGTGAACTTGGGTTTGATCGTAGGATTAGCCCGGTGTAAGAAAGCTCCCGAAGTGGCAGAACTAAACCTGACCACGACTACACAAAGTGAACCACCCCCTTCTTCTGGTGGATGGGCGCAGCAACTCAGCAACCGACTCGGGCAGTAGCCAACTAGGGGCGCGCGTGTTACGTACGTGTATGTGCCCACATACACGCGCGTTACGTACGGGTGCGCGCACGCACGCTCCGCGCACGCTCGCACGCGCTTTTTAGATATATTTTATTATTAGTACTATATCTAAAGATATAGTACAGATTACTAATTTACAGCGTACGAATAGGTACTACTACTTCGTAGTAGTACCCTATTCGTGCAAAATTAGATCTCGAGCATACCCCTTTCCCCTTTAGGGGGAAAGGGGTAAATCCGAAATCGGAATCACACACATTTGTATCACACACATTTTCTTCTTTGGTCTACCCCCTACGGGGGTAGGCCGGAAGATTCCGAGGATGGCACCTTCGGCGCCACCTCTCCGCGCCATTCGGCGCGGCATGGCTCGCTCCGCTCGCCATCCTCAAAAGATTCCATCAGAAAAACCCCCATCAGATCCTCCTGACGGAAAAAGAAAAAAAAGAAAAACCAACAAAAGAACTGGAAACCGGGTTGTTTTATCTCCGAACGGGTATAAGTTTATCTCAACGCGGGAACACCGCACGGGTAAACCAAAGAAAAACTGGAAGACATCAATGAGCAAGAGTACCCCCAACCGACTCTCGAAGGGAGTCCGCGTTAACCTGTACCTCGATGGACAGGAACTTGAGTTCTACCGAGACCAGAGTAGCCAGCTTGGTCTCCCCCTCATCGCATGGATCAGAGCACTTCTCCGTATGCAGACAGGCTGGCGTCCCCCACACCCTGAGCAGGTTACTGTGGAAGCCCCGGCAACCAAAGAGTTGTCCGAATGAAAGGTAAGATCGACAAACATGGTCACCTATTCATTGATCGACGTGGGCTGCTAAAGCAGCAGGACTGCCGAGCAACCACTCACTGGTACCGGGCGAAGACAGGGGTCAACCGCGGGAAGGTGGTCCCCGCTGGACTACCCTGCACAGATTACTGCCCTCTGTTCTCCGAACCGGTGGAAACCGAGGACGGCGTACTCCTCAGCCTTTGCCACGGCAAGGCACTCCTTTTCGAGGAGTTGGAGGACCTACGTGAAGCAGGAGGCGAGACCAAGACAACCCCCGGCTTGCTACCTCTTGCAAAACTGGACCCGTCCCAATGAGCAAAGTCTCCGCACTAGATTTGGTGTCCTCCATTGGCGAGGCCCAACATGAGATCATGGACAAAGAGGGAAGCAAACTTGGTTCACCCCGAGTGAAGTCGGACCCCCGAGTCAAGGTACACCACTGTCCCCGCATGGAGTCACATGAACTCGACGTTTCTTTGGCCTCAGGCACTACCCTCATCCGTTGTGGTTCAGGTGTCTTCCATGAGATGAAAGAGAAGCAAGGTGAGAACCCTAGCTATTCCTTCGAGGACAACTCCCAATGACTAAGATCCGCGTACCCCAACGCTCCCGCACTGTCACCGCAGTTCTGCTAGATGTCCGAGCAGATATGAAGAAGACGATCTTGCGAGGTAAGATGCAACTACCCCTCCCCCTTTGTGAAGCGGGGCAACACGCACGCTTCCCGATCCCTGAGTTTAAGTGCAAGCCCACCGGGATGGTGTGTGACGTAACACCCCACGCTTGTACTCTCGTGTTCCCTTTTATAGACCCCACTGACGGGCAGCACATTAAGGGCCACATCCTTTCCACAGAGGAGATCATTGATCTCTTCCAGAAGTTTGAGCCACGTTTGAAAAAGGTAAAGCAGAAATGATTATAGAAGAAACCCAGCCCGAGCAGAAGTACTCTTCTGACTTCATCCCACCGGGGGTGTTCTCCCAGTTTGTAGAGCGTGGGCCAATCCCTTCGAGTATCGTCAGACCTTTCGACTCCGACCAAATTACTTTGAAGTCGGAGCCGGGAAATGAAGGTGGCTGGTTTATCACATGCCACGCTGTTGTCCGCAACTCCGAGGAAGGACCGAAGTGGTTCATCACGGAGGAGGACCGGGGGATTGTTTGTATCATCGTGCGCAGTCAGCATGAAGAACTCATCGCTAACGACTTGCAAGTCTCTTCCATCCGCATCATTGCAAAGACCAAGTCAGGTAAGAGTGTGCTGTGCGAGGTGGTAGCATAATGGACGACCTATACGAAGATCGCCACTTCACCATACAGGTGTACAGTCTCCTTCCTTGTATGCCGCTGGAACTCCACCGCATTCCCTACTTCGTAGAGGACGCGGATTGGTCGGACACTCAACTCGAAGTTAACCAAGAAAGCAAACGTTTGCAAGAACTTGGGGTAGTCTTCTACCGAGACAGTGAGATGGGCACACCCGCCATAGACGTTGAACCCCACGAAGACTTCGACGCTTTCTACTCTCATTTTGTCGTAGACTCTCAGACGTTTGAGGTCATCCGCACATTCATCGAGGATAAACCCTGCCGTGTCCACTGGAAGCAGCAGGGAATAGTCCGTCGCGACTTCGCTTAAAGGCAAGGGAAACTGAATATGGAATCACAACTTTGTAACGAGTGCGGGTGGGAAGACCCCGAGAAAGACTTCACTGTTAGAGGAGCCATCACCCTCTGTCGGTACTGTTCCCAACCCGACCTCTCCCCCGAGTCAGTTCGGAGGGAGCGACTGAAAGCTAAATTGAAGAAGCGGTCTACGGAAAGACGGGATAAGATGGAGGAGCGACTTACGAGAGCGATGGACCCTGACTACATGGAGAAGCTCTCCGCAGACTCCCCCGAGTTCTTCAAAGCACTTCAGGAGTTTGAAGAAGGAAACTATGACTTAGAGGACGGGACCAAAGACGGGTTCCTTTCTTTTGTATCAAGGCGAGTGCAGTCAGGTGAGATCATTGAGAGCTTCATGGAGAAGAAGTTCCGAGACCGGTGCTCCTACTACTGTGAGCAGCGGTACAGTGGCGAAGACTTGAAACCCTTTGAGATGAAAGGGGAGCAGGTTGAGGAAGCCTTTCAGACTTGCTTTGCCCGAGAAGATCTATTGCCTGAGAAAGATCAAACCATACTTAAAAGCATCCGAGCACAGTACCTGAAGCGGGGCTGGATAACAGCTAAACAGTTGCTCATGTTACACATCTTCAGGGAGAAGAAATGAAAGACTTCCGAAAAGCTAAGACTGAAGCGGAGACGGTTGACGCGGAGCTTGTGGATGAGGACGCCGCCCCTTACAAGCCCACCAAGGCTGTTGAGATCGCGCCAAAGAAACCGAAAGGGTTCATGCCTACCAAAGAAGAAAGGGATAACCGCATGGCCAAGGTATGGGAGATGCGCCTTCGCGGTGTGTCCACGCATAACATAGCCGCGGCCTTGAACGTAACAAAGAGTGTTATCTATCAAGACCTAAAGAGTTTAGGGAAGCGTTTCCGAGAGGACATTCTCCACACTGATCCCTTGACAATGGTAGCCGAGAATGTCCAATGGCTAGAGGAGTTGGAGCGTGTCGCATTGTTTGAGGTAGCCCGCTCCAGTAATGCGAAGGCTACACAAGAGGTAGTCACCCAGAGCGGTGAAACTATCAAAGTCCAAGTGGACGCCCCCGACACTGGATCTAAGTCTAGGTTCTACCAAGCGGCGCTGAAGGCAAGAGAGATGCGGCTAGACCTCCTATTCAAGACAGGGGTTATTCCGAAGAACCCTGAGGAACTGTTCAAGGGGCTGGAGCGTTTCCAAGAGAAGAGTTCTGACATTGAACTTGCCGCAGAGCGGAGCGAAGATGAAGTAAAAGAATCAGTGGAGAACTTGTTGAAGTATGGCAACAAATTATGAGTTTAGAATCACTAAGTGCTGACCAGCTTAGAGTTGCGGAGATGCTGTTAAAGGTTCGGCATCTCCGCGTTGATTTCGCGAAGAACCACCACCGCAACACCCGCGGCCAGCGAATGTCCTTTGATCGCTGTGACCACCTTCTCCCCTTGTACAATACCCTATCCCGCAACATTGTGGTTAAGGGGTCAACACAGTCCTTCAAGACCGAGTGGGCTATCATAGACTTGTTTGCCCAAGCAGCTTGTGGTTTGAGTGTCTTCTACGTTTTGCCCAAGCACGACCACAAGACCGCGTACGTCCAGAATCGAATTGACAAATGTATCCAGCAGGTGGGGGAGTACAAGAAGTATTTATCCTCAGGGTTCTTTGACAACACCACGATGAAGAACTTCGGTAAGGGTGTCATCAAGTTTGTCGGGTCTAACGTCCGCTCTGACTTCCGGGAATTCCCAGCGGATTGTATAATGGTGGACGAGTACGATGAGTGTACCCTGTCTAACATCAGTTACGCAGACGACCGTGTGGGCGCCAGCCCTTACCAAATAAAGCGGTTCATCGCTAACCCCTCCGTGAAAGGCTACGGCATTGAAGAGAAGTTCTTAGAGTCTGATCAAAGGCATTGGCATGTGCAGTGTGGTTGTGGTGAGTACAATGAACTTGATTGGTTCAAAGTTGTGGTAACTCCCATCTTAGATAACGATGGCGTACCAGTGGACTACGAACTGATGGACAAGGGGTGGGAGCCGGGGAAAGAACTTCGCCCCATATGCCCCTCCTGTGGAGACCCCTTTGACCGGTTTGGTAAAGGACAGTGGGTGTCAAACAACCCATCCAGTAACATAGAAGGGTACCACCTTACTCGCCTTCAGTCTAAGCTCAGTTCCTTTGCCGAGATCTTCCTAGACTTTAGGAACTCGGTGGGTGACACTGAACTTATGAAACATTTTTGGACTTCCATCTTAGGTACAGGTTACACAGGGTGGGGGGTGAAGGTGACCCCCGAGCTACTGGCACGTTGTTGTGAGGATTACAAACTCCACAACCGAGGCGATTACTCTTGTGTAGAGAACGACATGCACCCCGGTCCCTGCTCTATGGGGATAGACGTTGGTAAGTCCTTTGACGTTAGAGTATCCGAGATGCTTCCCACGGGGGCACGACGGATGGTCTTTGTAGGGAAGATCCCCTCTAAAGACGAACTCGTCAATATAGGGATAAGGTACAACGTAAGGTCAGCAGTGATTGACTCTATGCCAGAGGCAAAGATCTCCCAAGAGTTTCAAGCTAATGCGCCTTTCCCGGTGTACCTGAACAGGTACGGGTCAGACGGGTTGGATAGGTTAATGAAAGTAGACAAGAAGACTAAATTCATTACCTGTGACCGGACCACTATTCTTGACAAGACATTCTCAGACCTAAAGTCTGCTTTGAACATTCTCCCCTCTAACTTCCGAGACTTACTCGGTGGTGAGTATCTGAAAGAGATGTTGTATAGTGTCCGAGAAAGTGTTACTGACAAGAGTGGTAATACGAAATTCATTTGGACAAAGGGCAAGGACCATCATAGACACGCGGATGTGTATGATTTCTTAGCTGCGAGGATAGCTTCGACTACAGCAGTGCCTATTAACATTTCAATAGTTTGAGGATAATATGGACCAAGACGCCCCCACTGTTAAGGCATACATAATCAATGATGAGGTGGTCTCCGCAGAAGATTTGGTCACCACCGGATCATCCTTCTACCAGATGTACCGGAAGTCTATGCCGGGGAGCCAACAGGAGACATCCAAAGATCCTACTGTAGAGTCTGTTTCGGACAACGATATCGTAGAGCCGAGATACGACCCTGACATGTTAGCCCTTCTCCTTGAGGCTGAGGCTGTCCACTTCCGATGTGTGTCTGCTAAGACAACGGACTCTGTTAAGCGGGAGTACAAGATTGTCGGTACAGGTGACGAGCAACCGGACAAGACGGAAGCGGACACTCTACGGTCTTTCCTACTGACCTGTAATGATGTTGACAACTTTGAGGGAGTGGTTGAGAAAGCCTCCCTTGACCGAGAGTCTATCGGGTACTGCGCTATTGAGGTAGTACGAGCACTGGACGGAAGGATTCGGCACTTGTATCATCTCCCCGCAAACCGCATCCGAGCTTTGAAAGGGTTCCGGGGTTACGTAGAGCGTACCCCCTCGGGCAAGAATACCTACTACCTCCCTTTCGGACAGAAGCTCCTTAGTCCTAAGAGAGTAAACTTACAGGGTAGTAAGGAATTTTACGACCCTCTCCTTGATGGGGACATAGGTAAGGCAGAGTGGAATCTGAAGAGTAAGAGAGACCTCACCCCCGAGGAGGACATTAGGGAGGCAGCGAATGAGATACTTTTCATTCCTAAGTTCCACCCGCGGTCGATGTACTACGGGCTACCTGACATAATCCCAGCAGTTGGTTCCCTCATCGCCAATATCAACATCCGGGATTTCTTCCTACAGTTCTTCGAGAACAACACTGTCCCCCAGTATGCTATCATTCTTAAAGGGGCAGAGTTGACGGACGAGGTAAAGCAGACTATCCAACAGTTCTTCTCCCGAGAGGTCAAAGGAGCGGCTCATAAAACACTGGTTATCCCTATCCCTTCCTCTATGTCTGAGAATGTCGAGGTCATCTTTGAACGACTCTCCTCCGACACTAAGGAGGGGTCTTTCCAAGAGACCCGCAAGAACAACTGGAATGAGATCATTGTGGCTCATGGGGTGACCCCCGCCATCGTAGGTATTGTGGATAACGCGAGCCTCGGGTCGGGTAAGGGAGAAGCCCAATCTAAGGTGTATAAGAACCGAGTGGTTGATCCTCTGCGTTTAACATGGCAGAGGGTTCTCAACAAGTTGTTCTGCAAAGGGTTGGGAATCACTAAGGCTTTTGTCGAGTTTGAAGCACTGGATGTGGAGGACCGAGCCGCAGAAAGTGAGAGGCTCACACGTCTTTGTGACGCAGGCATCCTGAGTATCAATGAGGCACGTGCTCACCAAGGGAAGGATAAGATTACAGGAGGGGACCGTAATTATATCCGGTCGGCTAACTCTTTAATATTCATAGATGAGATGGAAACCATGACTAGTATTGACCCATACACGAGTGATGCCCCGCCCAACGAGGGGTAAGTATATCACGGTTTGCAAACGTTTGCATTTTATAGGAGTTGAGATATGAAGCTATTCAAATTCCATAGTTGTCTTCAGAAGTCTGAAGGGGACGCTTCCATAGTCAAGGGATTCGCTTCAATGAATTCCCCTGACCGGGAGGAGGATCTTATCCCGCCAGAGGCTTTCAACATAAAGCAGTTCATGGCGAACCCCCAACTGATGATCAACCATGACTTCACCTTCGATGAGAAGGGAAACCAGCGCACAGTTGGTAAGGTATTATTTGCTACTGTTGCCAAGGTAACAGACGCGGGTGACTACTGGGACGTGGTTGAACTTGAGAGTGGGAACACAGTAGACACTCTGAGCAAGGAACGGTTACCGGACGGAGTTTCTGGTATGCGAGGTCTCTTCGTCCGGGCGCAGGTTGAGTTCCCCGACGCACAGAGAATGGTGGAGTCAAAGGAACTGAACTCTTTCTCGTGGCGTGGTCTTGTCCGTATGGCGCGGGTCGTCGTCAACGGGATCGAGAACTTAGTTGCCCACTCCATTGATCTGATGGAGGTTTCGCTGGTACACATTCCAGCAAACTACAACGCCACCTTTGAGTTGGCTAAGAGTTTGCAGGGGGAGTCAACCCAAAGCAAGACTAAGAGTTCTTCGGATAGTCCTCCCCTTGATGTGCTGGCACTAAGTTTCAGTACCGATATCTTTACGGAGGAGTCTGCGGCTGAGTGGTTAAAAAATAATGGATTTGAGATATTGCCGTTATCTAACACCGGCTCCGAGTTACAGTATCGTATGTCAGACACCGAATTTGCCGTAGCGGACACACTCAGTTTCCAATATGGAAAAGGTATTCAAGTAATAGTAGCGAAAGAAAAATCATACAGAGAACTCACCAAGGCGCAGAGCGCGTCAGACGAATTGTCGAATTTACTCAAATACACTTTCATCACAAGGAGAAGTGAAATGAAGATCAAGTTCACTGAAGACAACTGGACTAGCCTTCAGGATCTCTTCAAGAATCTCGCCTCTATCGAGGGGGAGAGTTTTGAAGAAATTCCCGCGGAGGGCACCCAGATTTTTGCAGTCCTCAAGCAACTTTCCGATTTCTTCACTGCACCCGCTGATTCTGAGTTGGACGAGCTTGTAAAGTCCCTCACTGAGAAGGTAACCGAGAGTGTCATTTCCACTCTCGACCCCGCCCTTCAGTCGGTTGTTCAGTCTGTTGAAGCTCTGTCCGAAAGTCTCGTTAAGAGCGTGACCGAGGAAGCTGAGGTTACTACAGAGGAGACTGACGAGGTCGAAGAGGAGGTTGCCATTGAGGAGCCAGCCGAGGCAGGGAAGTCAATTCCCGTGGAAGCCTCTAAGCAGGCCCAGTTGGTAAACGCTCTTTCAGGTCTTTTCAGCCGGTTGGAGAAAACAGAAGAAGCAGTTGCGAATGTAACTAAGTCCGTCGCCACCCCGTCTACTCGGGAACTCGGTGAGGGTCAACCCAAAGACGTTAATCCCAATTCGGTCTTCCCTCAGGGCTGGCCTTTTGCTTCTTAATAGGAGACTATTCAAATGAACATTGATCCCCAGCAGCTTCTCTCGAAGACCATCAACGAGACCAATCTGCCCAACTCCGTTCTCAACCGCAAGCAGGCAGACCGGTTTATTGACCTTGTCATTGACCACTCGATCTTGCTGAAGAACGTTCGCACGCGCAAAGTTGACCACGCCAAGGGCGAGATCAACAAGCTGAACCTTGGTTCCATCGTTACGGAAGGTGCCAACGTCGGTCTTACCAGTGTCTCTACCCGTACTCCGTCGGAGTCGAAGGTGGACTACGACACTGTCAAGTACCGTTCGGCTTTCGACTTGGTCACTGACTTTGTCGAAGACAACATCGAAGGTGCGGGTGTACGTGACACCCTCCTCGGTATGTTCTCGAAGCGTATCGCCATTGACCTCGAACTCGCCGCTATCGAAGGTGATAGCTCACTGACGACCGGTGATGCACAGAGTGACTCCAACAACCTGCTCGGTGCCAACGACGGTTTCCTCAAGATCCTTGACGACAACGTCCCGGCTGGCCAGAAGCTGGATGCTAACGGAACTGCTTCGTCCAAGAAGCTCTTCCATGACGCAAAGCGTAAGGTTCCGATTCGCTTCCGTGTCGCTATGCCTGACTACCGCTGGCTTGTCAGCCAGTCAGTCCACGACAAGTGGGAACTGGACACGAGTGATCGTGCTACTAACGCAGGTGACAGTGCCCTTGTGGGTCAGTTCATCAGTCGCCCCTACGGCATTCCGCTGTTTGAAGTTCCTCTGATGCCCGATGACCTCACCATTGGTACTACGGCAACGGACGGCACGAAGATCCCGTTGACCCCCCTCAATAACCTCATCTGGTTCATCCAGCGTGACATCACTATTGAGTGGGACCGTCAGCCTCGCAGCGATTCGTGGGAGGTTACCATCCACACCCGTGCTGACGCACAGGTGGAAGACTCCAACATGGTTGTTCTCACGAACAACATCTCGGAGGGTGGTACCGACTACGCCTAATAATGGCTAATCGTTGACACACTAACCCCCACTAGGACTGATAATCCTAGTGGGGGTTTTTCTTGCAAACGTTTGCAACTGAGGAACTCCCCATGACTAAAGATGCTATCTACGGGATACTCGTATCTATCTGTTTTGCCGCTGTCGGTTTCTCAATGAAGTGGACATTCGATACGAATGCCGAAATGAAGGTAATGACTGAACGGCAGCGATACATGATGGAGTCGATTGATGACCTCTCACAGAAGTCGGAGCTTGACAAGAAGCAGGACTCACAGTTGTCCAAGCACTGGCAGCTTCACGGGTGGGCTAGGGATGAGATCAATAAGCTCAGACATGTAGGTAACCTTGAACCTGCACCTTGGCCGAACCTCTCCCTTACCCTTGGGGGTTGGGAAGACTAATACACGGAGTAGTAATGAAAAAGATCTGTATGGTAGCAGGTAAAGGTGGGTACACTACCCCCATCACGAAACGGACGGTTGTAGAGGGGGTTCCCTTCTCCTGTTCTGAAGAGGAAGCAGAGAAGTTACTTCAACGCGGGTTCTTCTTTGAGGTCGTAGAGGAAGATCAATTGGACATCACTGGGCTACTCCGTGTAGCACAGGCCCCCGACCTCTCCCTTCCCAAGGATTGGAGTGGGCGCTCTATCTTGATCGAGGTCCCCGGTGGGATAGGAGACGCGATCATCGCTTGCTCAGTAGCAAGGTACCTGAAGCAGTCCCCTTGTATGGTTGCGGTAAAGCCCAGCCCTCCCGCCGAAGATTTCATTAGGTTGATAGAGGAGGTTGACGAAGTCTCCTCTACTCTACGGAGGGACAAGTTTGACATTGTCCTTAGTCTCGCAGACTTTCTAAAGTCGGGGCCTCAGGTGGTGTACGACGGATGCTTTCATTTTCGGGCATTCCAGTTCCTACGGATTGAGAACCCCGTTATCCGTCTTCCCACTATAAAGCGAGCTACCCCTAGCCCTGCTGTCACTACTTTACTTGACCCGAAGAAGCGGACTGTTGCTTTCCATACTGACGCCTCTGCGGCTCACAGGTGCTGGTTTGACAATAACTGGAAGAGCCTATTCAAAAAATTAGGTGATAATTTTAACAAGGTTGTTCTGGGAAAAGGTTCCTTTACTAAGAGGTTTGGCGGCGATGTGATAGATGCTTCTCACTTGAGTGTGGTTGACCAAGTGACCATAGCCCAAACTGCTGAGTTGGTAGTTTGCGTGGACTCCTGCTTCCTCCATGTGGCTGGAGTATGCAACACCCCCACCCTCGCTCTCCTTGGTCCGTCTCGGAAGGAGAACTGTGCTAGGATGTACACCTCCGTGTCAGCTATCCAAGCGGACTGCCCGTGCGGCAAGGTGTACCTCCACCCTAAAGACTGTCAGCACGAGTTCGCCTGCCAGAAGAACCTCTCTCTTAACGAGGTGGTCTCAGCAGTTAATTCCCGTTTGGGTATCTCTCTCCCCAAGGCTAAAGTAACCCCAAGAGTATCTAGTGGCGGGGTACCTGATCTACTGCGGCGGCAACGTGTGCTAGTCGTGTTCCCTCATTACCTCAAAGGTGGTGGGGAGGTAGCAACCTTAGAAGTTACCCGGCAGCTTAAAAGGTACTTCGATGTCACAGTGGTTGCATACAACAACTACCGGGTGAGACATCAGCCCACCATCAAGAACGAGTTAGTCACAGAGTTCGGCGCGACTATCTTAGAGGATAATGAGATTGAGTCAGAATTCCTTTCTCAGTTTGACACCATCCTGTTCTATGGTATGAATGAGAGGCTTTGCATTTCACTCCGCTCCTTGACAAGGAGACCTACAACTGTCCGGGTTGTCCATACGTCTTACCCAGTAGAGGGGTCAGAATTCACTAAGACTTGGGGGTCGGTGATCGACAAAACTCTTTGTGTGAATCCGGGCATCTGCCAAGACATTCCCGGCTCGTCGTTCACCCCAAATCCAGTGAGTGTCTCTAAGCTGTCCGGGGGCAAGAAGAAGTTCTTTTCCGGGGATAAGCCGGTCTTAGGGTTCATTGGTAGGTTTGATGGGAACAAACGGATTGCATGGTTGGTCCGAGCTATGCGAGACTTAGACGCTAACCTAATCATCCAAGGGATGGACAGCGATAGCCTTACCAAGGATCAGCTTACCCGCATAGCTTACGAGAGCGGTTCCTCGGAGAAGATACATTTTGTTCCCCCCTCTGACGATGTAGGAACGACGCTCAGGTCATGTGATGCCCTCTGCCTACTCTCCGAGGAGGAAGCACTGCCTATGGTGGTGCTTGAAGCTGGTTGGGTTGGTACCCCTGTGGTCTGCACTAAGGTAGGGTCCCTTCCTTCCCTCTTCCCAAAGGAGGTCACCTTTGTAAAATTCACTGGTAATGGTAAGGATTGCCAGACCTCGTTGAAGCGGATTGTGCATAGGATAAAGCAAGGGGAATTCCCGGTAGCGCACCGTACACAGTCCATGCAGACAAAGGTACAGGAGCTTTGCAACCCCGAGAATGTGGGGAGTATTTACCGCAAGGCGATACGAGAAGTGTTCGGGAAGTCTTTGAGTCTCCCTCCTACAATCAAACTTGTCAGGGAGCAGGGGATTGGGGACATCGTTATGGCAACTGCGCTTATCCGCAAGGTCATTGAGTCCACTAATTCTCCCATTGTTTTCCACACCTCCGAGACAATGAAGGAACCTTTACAGAAAACCTTCCCTAGTATCACAGTATCCACAGGCAAGTGCATCCGCAAGGAATTCAACTATGTTGACTACGGGGAGTGCTGGCGCAGGGGAGAGCATATTGTCGAGGGTATGGGAGGAGCGATAGCTGAGGTAGGTGTGTGGGTACCGAAGAGGACCACTAGGCACAAAGGGCGGCAGGGGCATGTCGGCATAATGCCCTTCTCTAATGCAGGTGCCCCCTTCAAGAGCAAGGAACTTCCTTTGGCTACTCTTCAGAGTTTCATATCCAGTATCTCCTCCGAGTATAAGGTACATCAATTGGGGCATATTAGTGAGCCTTTACTTGACGGGGTGGTGGATAAAAGAGTAAGCACTTTCTATGAGCTTGTTGACACTTTTTCCCGAATGCGCCATATCGTTGCGGTTGAAGGGCTGGCTAACCACATTGGCTATCTGTTAGGAAAGCCAATTATGGTTATAGTAGGAGGGAGTTCCTCAGCGGAAATATCTTCTTATGACATTCATCATAACGTAAAGACACCAAGCTCTTGTCGCTGTTGGGCGAGTATCCTAACGAGGGAAGTAGGGAAGGCTTGTGCTAGACTCCCTAAGGAAGCCCCATGTATGCAAGCAATAAGTACAGACTTCCTCGTAGACGAGTTCCAAAAATACTCTAAGAGGGTGTGAGTAACCCGCGGCTAACGGTTTACCGTTAGGTAAGCAGTCCCTTTCCAACCCACGCTGAGGTGGTTTATATGAGCAATTTCCTGACCGTCTCCGGTCTCAAGGCTTTCCGTCCTAGCGGGTCCACCGCTGCCTTAGACTTTACCAACTGGAGTGATAATGAACTCCAGACTATCTTGGACGAAGTGGAAGAGATATTTGAGAAAGCAACGCAGAATAAGTTTCACTCTCTTTCGGACACTGTTTACGTAAGTGGTGAGGATCAGTCTTTCTTGTTCCTACCTCAGCACGCCTCTTATAGCTACCCTATCATTTCGGTAACATCTGTCGAGGAAGTGGATCTTAATGGGACGGTACTTACGACTTACACCGAGGGGACAGACTTCAAGATCAATGGCCACTACTTGTATACAGACGTAGGGTTTCCCGACTCTGTTCGTGCTTCTGTGGCTAAGAATAGCTTTTGGCCTAGAGGTCACCGCAATATAAAGGTTGTTGGTACCTTTGGTATGTCTAGTACCCCCGCAGTTGTATCACGTGCTGGGTATACACTGGCAGTAATAAACAGTTTAGGTCTTTCTGAGTCTGGTCTTCTGAAGTCCTCCGACCTTGTCAAGGATAAGGAGAAGTGGGACGACTACGAAGTAGAGTACCAGACTGAGGGGGCAGCAGTGAGAACGTCAGGGGCCGTCCCTAACATCACAGGGTATGTAGAGATTGACCGCATCCTTGGGAGGTACGTTAACATGTCCACCCTTTTCATGTCAACTGATAGTTCCGCCCATGTCAGTCGATTCAGCGACTATGACAATCTCCGGGCACAATAAAATGCAAACGTTTGCAAACCATGAAGTCTAGTTTCAAATCACCGCTGGTGGTGGAGGTGTCTGACACTGGGAAGGACAGGTTGGTGGAACCCTTTGACTTCTGGTTAGGTGACGACGAGGGGAAGGGCATGAAGATAACGGTCCCAGCCGGGTTTGAAACTGACTATGCAAGTGTACCAAGAGTTTTCCGCTCTCTCCTTTCTTCAAAGAAGAAAGCGGCGAAACCCGCAGTGATACACGATTATCTTTATTCAACCGGCATTGTGAGTAGGAAGACAGCCGACCGAATCTTCCTACAAGCGATGGAGGTCAATGAAGTGAACTTCTTCAAACGCCACTTATACTATCAAGCTGTCAACTGGTTCGGTTGGGTAGCATGGAACGGGCATCGTGACAAAAAGTAAAGGACTTAGCATGGACAAACAGACACTTAATTGGCTCCTCCACTCGGTATTCGCAGTGGCTTTTGCTGCTATAGGGTTTGTCGGTAAGATGATTGTGGATGACGTTACCCACCTTGCAGATAAGGTAGACGAGATCCCCACCACCTATGTGCTTCGGTCGGACTACCAACATGATCAAGACAAACTCTTAATGGCAATTGATCGACTAGGGTTAAAGTTAGACACAGCTACAACTAACATGGGGAGTAAGATTGAATCCTCCTCAGAAAAGATTGAAGCAGACTATAACCGTAGGTTGGACAAACTTGAAAAACTCCTTCAAGATTCATTAGTCAAGTAAGGGGAACCACATGAGCGTACTCACTTCGGGGCTTATCTCCAGTATTGACCTCATCGAAATAACCGCGGCAGACTCCGGGTATGGGACCGTAGGGACTACGGAGACTACCGTTGCCTCCGCGGTCTCAGCACGCTTCACTACCCTCAACGGTATGCAGGAAGACTTTGATCAAGGTAGAGGGGCGGATAATATCTGGAAAGTAGTTGCACACGTTGACCTCATTCAAGACAGGTTGCTGGAGCATACCTCCACCTTTCAGATTGAAGACAACACCACTAACATCCGGTACCGGGTCCTCAAAGCAAAAGCCCAGATTGATGAACTAGGTAACCAGCACCACGTTTCTCTCGTTGTAAGACAGGACCGAGCTTAAAGCCATGCAGATTAAGATTGACATGTCAGAGTTGAACCTGAAGGCTACCCTACTAGCCTCTCTCTTTAAGGACAACACGGTGGTCAACTGTCTACATGAATCCGTTAAGAAGACGATGCAGCCTGAGATACTCAAGAACATCAGACGGAACCGTACGATGTGGCGGGGGGCTTTGATTAGGAGCATCGCAACTAAGAAAGGGACTACAGGTGGAGGGGTGTTCTCAAGACAGCGCCCATCGGTTACGCTAGGCTCTTTTGGTTTGAAGTATGCCGCGGCTATCGAGGAGGGAGGGCGCCCTCACACTCCCCCCTTCCAGCCTATTTACCAGTGGGTAGTCGAGAAAGTAGGGGCGGCAGATCCTTACGCTTTCACAAAAGCAGTGATCCGAACTATTGAGAAACAGGGTACAAAAAGTTATCCGTTTGTTCTCCCCGCGGTAGTATCACAAAGGGACGAGATGGTCAGAGAGTTCATGTTCTGCTTGCTTCGGCAGATAACGAGGAGAGGAGGGAAATGAAAAAGTTCTGGCGAGCATTGCATCAGAGTCTTGTTGCTAATGCCAATCTAGTTTCACTATGTGGGTACACCGTTTCCCCATTCAAGCCCACGATAACCCGTGCCAGCTTCCAGACATCCGACTATGATCGAGGTGTGTATTACGAGGAGGCACCGGGCGCCCCTTACCTACTTGGTTCTGACTCCATAGAGTTACGTGAGTGGGTGGTGGAATTCAACATAATCGCCCCCACATTAGAGATAATGTCGGACATTGCGACTGAGTTTGAGAGCCAGTTTGACCAGTCCCCTAACTCATTTAGTTACTGGAATTTCTCAAATGGTGATATATATGTCCAATCCACATCTATAATAGATGTGGTAGGTGGGAAACATATGGATGAAAGGAATGTCTGGCATTGCGTCTACTCAGTAAAAGTAAGATGGTCATACTGTTGACCTGAATCTTGCAAACGTTTGCAAACTTAAAAACCCCCGGAGGTTAAGATGGGAACTTGTACGAATGTTGTCGTCGGAGCAGCTACCCTTTCGGTGGGTGGTAGCGATGTCGGATTTACTAAAGATGGTATCCGAGTCCGCACCACTCGCGAGTACACGGATGTTCAGGCAGATCAGTTTATTGGGCTGGTTAAGAAGGCGAAGAACAACGAACAGATGTTTGTTGCTACCACTCTTCTCGAACCCACAATTGCTAACCTGCAACACGCTTGGGACATGACAGTTGTCGGCACCATCATTGGTGACGATGACGAGAATTCCAAGGCATTGATTGTCGTAGGTCCCGGACCTGCTTCTACCACCCGAACTTTCACCTTCCCCTCTGCTATCTCGACAGCAGATGGTGAGCTGAACTTCAGCCGTGACGAGGAGTCCGCAGTTGAAGTGGAGTTTGAAGTCCTCAAGAATTGTGCGACTGGTTCGTTCGGCACCGTTGCCGACGTTGGTCCATAAGTAAAATCTCAGGGGGCACCTCAATCTGGGGGTGCCCCCTTTATAGGATAAAGACTATGAGTACAGATAGCACGCAGACCTTCTGCACAAAGGATATCGAGGAAGCCGCTTTCCTCATGTGCCAAGACGGGCTTACCTTCGAGGAAGCCGAGAGGCGGGATAAGCAGAGCGGGAAAGGAGTCTCTATCTATTTCCATTTCTCCGGGAAGACCCCCGAGGACGTTAGCGTTCTCCGTAAGACTTACTTCAACCGAGCGACAGTTGTCGAACCCAAGGCTTACGCCCAAAACCTCAACGACATCAGAACCATTCTTTTTCGAGCACTAAAGAGCGACAGGTAAGGAACACAAAATGGAAGACCAAACTATTCTTGAACGCAATGAGACTATCGCCACTTCGATTGGTGATGTAACTATGCGTGAACTCGTGATTGAAGATGTGCAATTCATCATCTCAGACCTCTTCAAGTTGTATGAAGGCTTGGATAAGGAGGTACTCAGTTCCGGGGATGGGTTCAAGATCTTTATGACTGCGGTCAAGAGCAAGCAACTCACTCAATGTATCACCAACATGATCGCCCGTTCAGGCAGTAAGAGCCAGAAAGATGTGGCTGGCCTTGGCATCCGTGACACCATGAAGCTGGCGAAGGCATTCATCCGAGTCAATCCTATCAAGGAGATGACTGAACTTTTTTTGGAACTCAAAGAGGAGGTACTCGGTCCTCCGGCAAAAGAAGGCGAAGAAGAAAGCGAGGGAAGCCCAACCTAAGTATAGACCACGTCTTCTGGTTCTTGATTGAGAACTGTCCGGGGTACACTCTAGCCTCCCTCAAGAGACTGACTATCCGCCAGTTAAAGTCTCTGTATGAGTATGTTCTGGACAGGCAATCGGATAAACGGGTAGAAGTAGCCACCTTGATAAGGCTTGCTGTCAACGCAGATAAGCCAGCTTTTGACAAAGCTATGCGTTCTTTTCGCAAGAAACCGGGTAAGTCAAAAGCAAAGGATAATCTACAGACGGCAGAGTCTGGGGATATAATGAAACTTGGATTAGGTTACCAAAACTCCGAGGGACAATAAATGGCAGGCCTAGGTTCAGCTACCTTAAAAGTTATAGCGAATACAAGTCAAGCCGTCACACAGATAGGCGGCTTGGCTCGCTTAACTAAGAATGTAGCAAAAACTGCTACTGTTAGCTCCGTAGCTTCTGTAAAAGCCATTGCCTCCACCGCGGCAATGGCAAGCAAATCGCTGCGCGCACTTGGTAACAACGTCAACCAAGTGGGAAGAAACCTCCGTACCACCGGCTTGAACGCAACGTTCGCTGGTGCTGCGATGACCAAGGGGTTTGTGAAGATGATGAAAGTGGGCGCTGAGTTTGAGCGTGCCATGGACATGGTCGGTGCTAAGGCTGTTCTTAGCGAGACCAGTAAAGAATTTGACATGCTCACCCAAAGCTCCATCAAGTTCGCTGAGGAGACGCGCTTTAACGCAGTCCAAGTAGCGAAAGCGATGGAGCAGATCACGGTGAAGGGCCTTGCCGAGACAGGGCGCCTTAACGCAGCAGGAGATGCGATAAAGGATTATGCGCGTATAGCCTCGACTACCCGCGCCTCCTTAACCCTAGCCTCTATTGGCGACCTCGACCCAGCCGAGGCAGCGTCTACCCTTGGTATGATCGCGAAGACTTTCAAACTTGGCAGCGATGGCACCAAGACCACTGAAGAGAACGCTGCGGCTATCATGGATGTCGTAGACGGTATCGGCAAAGTAGCCCAGAACTCTAGTGGTACTATCCCCGAGATCGGGACCGCTTTGAGTTTCGTAGGTGGCCAAGCGAGTCTCCTTGAGCAAGACTTGGGGATGATCACTGCCGCCATTGGTGTGATGGCTGACCAAGCAATCCGCGGTTCCCGTGCTGGTACCGGTCTTGCGCGTGTGTTCACCCGCCTGTCCGACCGTTCTAACTCATCTGTGGCAAAGGGGCTAACTACTCTTGGATTGGACTTTGACGATATTGATCCGAGCAAGGTATCACTAATCCAGATACTTGAGAAGATTCAAGAAGCAGGCTTTGGAGCCACTAAGTCTATGGCGGCACTCCGTCGTAGAGGCATTGATGCCGACGCGATTATGACCACGGTCTCTAACGTCACCGAGGACATCTCCCCTGACGAAGCTGTTGCTCTTTTCCGTGAGCTTGCTTTGGAGGCGGGAGCCAGCCTTGACGAGTTGGAAGACGACATGACTAACGTCGCCTCCATGTACCAACTCTTTGGTCAACGTGGTGGTCCGGCGGCTTTGTCCCTGCTGAAGAACCTTGAGAAGTTAAAGCAGTTAACCTCAGGGGTAAAGGAAGCGCAAGAGGGGAACCTTGGTGCCTCAATGGCAGATCAGATTGAGGACAACGTAATTGGTGCGCTGTTGCGGTTATCTTCTAAGATCGCCAGTATCTCTAATGAAGTTTTCCAATCAGTGAAGGAACCTCTCCGAGAGTTGATCGAGTGGGCGCTAGAACAAGCGGATCGCGTACTGGTGTTCCTAAAATCTAGTAAGCAAGCGGCACAGGTCCTTGGGTTGATTTTTGGTACTCTCTCAGTAGGGCTGCTGGCATTTGGTATATCGGTCATGGTCCTGTCTGGTGTGGTCTTAGCCTTCGCAGGAGTTATCGAGTCTATCGGTTTAGCTCTCACCGCTACCACCCTCCCTGTGGTAGCTGCGCTTGTCTTCGGGGTAATGCTACTTGCCTCTACCATCTCTAATTTGGTACGGAAGTTTGATCAAGTTAAAGCGGCTCTAAACAAGATGGATGTCATCGAATCGGTGACCCGCTCCTTCGTTGCTTTGAAGGATATCATTATGAGCTTCGTCAAGGAGAGTGACCGCTTAGTTGCGTTGGTTATTGACGAACTTGTCGCTGCCTTTACTATGATGAACAACGTAAAGACAAGTGGGTTCAGTGCCGCTTTGGCTTCAATTGCAGATAACCTCTCGGCAGTCCATGGAGTTATGGTAGTGCTATTTGCGCAATCCCGCTCACTGGTTCACCGTGTTGTCCCCCCTCTAATCTCCTTCATCTCTAGCTTGCTCGACGTAGCTATAGTGGAGTTCAAGGGATTTGGGGAAGCGGTATCTTCTGTATTCTCATCTATCTTTAAGGAAGGGAAGGGCAAGTCCAAAACCCTCTTACGCACTTTAGGTAAGTCGATCAAGTTTATTATGCGAGAACTCGGGACTCTCACTAAGTTCGTGGTGAAGGCAGTCATTGTCTTGAAGACCCTTATCCCCACGGTCCTCCTCGGGTTGACTAAAGGGATCACAGAGAACTTTGGTGTAGTTCGTGACTCCCTAAACCGCTTCCTTGCTGCAATGAATACAGCGTGGAAAGCCGCAGTGGACGGAAGTGCTGAGTTGCGTAAAGCTCTTGGGATCAGCGACGAGTTAGGCTCGTCATGGGTAGAGAGAGTGTACAACGCCTTTAGGGTACTAGGCGCATTCTTTGCTAAGATGCTATTCCCATTCATGGCGAACCTTGCGGAGTCAGGGGCGATCATCTTCGATTCCTTCACTGCCTCAGTGAAGAAGATGATCCCCACTCTAAAGGGGGTTATTGACAGCTTTCATAATGGTGTGGCGGCTTTCGTCACCATCCTCGAGGCGGATGATCCTCTTCAGGAGTTCTCCAACCAAGTCACCCAAGCTATTGCCGACGCTATGGATAGCATACATGGTACGCTCGGGGACTTTGCCAAGTCAATGGGGGTGAAGTTCATTGAGGGGGTGGTTAACGCAATTAAGGGCTACTCAATCTTCGATGAGGGAGCTAGGGCGGCGTTTATCCGTGACATCTTGGAGGTGGCTAGAGCGGCAGACAACTTCTTTGGAGCACAACAAGCAGGCCCAGCCCAACTACCGGGGCTAGGCGCGCAGGTTCCCGCAGTAGGATCAGATGATCTCCCCGACGCTGACGAGGTGTCGGATGCGGCAAAGGCGCTCAACACTCGTGGTAGCGCGTACACCCACGATATCCACACAGAGGGGGCCATAGGGTCTCTCCTTGATAGTAACGCCAAAGAGATTGCGTCAGTCCGGGAGGAGATCAAGAATGCTACTGCTTCCGGGGAGAAGAGGATACTTGAAAGCTACCTTCAGTTGCTCATCAACGAGGATAAGGAGCAGACTAAGGCGCAGCCTAAGGCAGTCAAAGAGCAGTCCGGATTTTTAGGTCTCCTCCTTCGGGTGCAACAGATGCTCTCGGACAGTTCGGAGAAGTTAGCGAAGTTAGCGGGGGGAGCGGAGAAAGGTGAGAAGGAGGGGGGGCAGGCGGCAGCAGCAGCAGCAGCAGCAGCAGCGGGCGAACCGGCCCCAGCAGCAGCGGGCGAACCGGCCCCAGCAGCGGCAGCAGAGGGGGAAGCCTCAGAAAGCACTCCGATCATCGACGGACTACGACCAGACCCATGGCAGGTAAGTGTACCCCCTTGGATAGGTGAAGGGCCTGAGTTTGAGGATTCAGGGTTAGACCTCCTTGCGGACGACCCCTCGATCACAGTTGTGGAGAACGCAAAGAAGGCAGCGAAGAGGGCAGCGGAGAAGGTAGGAGGGGTAGCGGAGAAGGTAGGAGAGGTTGCTAACAACACAGCGGAGAAGGTGCAAAAGTTTGCATCGAATGGTCTGAAGTTAGGCAACCGCTTCCGAACGGGTAGACCCGGTAAGCTAGGGGCAAACATCAAGCAGAAGATAGGGAACGCATCCGCCCGAGCCAAGCACGGGGCAGCAGTGATGGAGGCAGCGATAGCCCGGACACGCGGGACCCTTGACCCTCGTGCTGCTAAGATAGCTGAGTTGCGTCGTAAGGCGGCTGAGAAGAAAGAAGCTACGCGAAGAGAAAGGGCTGCAATCTTCTCTGAGGGAGGGATGATTGCCCACCCCCTTGGCCAAAGAGAGTATGGGACCATCAAAGCTCGGATGGGTAAACCAGATAGCGAGAAACAGCGTGAACTACGTCCCGTCCCACACAAAGAACCGAAGTACGCACCTCTAGCTCCACTACTATCCAACCCAGATGCTCATAAGATACCGGAAGGTGCCATGGAGCGGATGGGGGAGGCAATTGACCGGGCTAAGTCATTTATCTTGGACAAGACCGGGGGTAATATTATCCCTAAAGAGGAGATAGACGCGATCTGGCAGGAGTACATGAAGGGGCGTACCCTCGGTCCTGACTTTGAGCTACGGCCCGCCTTCCTTGACGACATGGCTCAGGGCCTACCCTCTTCTGGTGTACCTAAGACTTCTGATGACGCCACCTCTTCCCTGACGGGGGGAGCAACCGAGATCACTGACAACCGTACTTTAGAAGTCACGATTAACACATCCATAGACGAGGACGAGTTGACTCGCAAGTTGGAGAACATGTTCTTTAACGCCAGCCTTGGAGCAATTGTATAATGGCCACTACTGGGATTACTTACGCATACATAGGCATCATTGCTTTACCAAAACAGTTCAGCTACAAGCCTGCCGCTCCTAAGAAGCGGTTCCAGAATATCCAGACCGCGGCAGGGACCGTCCTTCATGCGGCCCCCGATATCCGGGACGGTGATATACTCATCCCTTGGAACATCAAAGGGGGGAGCAAAGCAGACTACGTTCAGATGCTGGGCTACTACACAGACTATGATGTTAACGATCTCCCGAACGAACGTTCCTTCAACGGATACTGGGGGGACTCTTACGAGGTACGCTTCCTTGAGATAGACCCACCGCTAGTGTACGGGGGCGGCTTGTTTGACATCAGCGGGTCCTTCCATGTAACCACTGTGAATTCGTACGCTACCTAATGGCCACAGAAGCACATTCAATTTCTATACAGGCGGGGTCAGGTCCAGTAGACCTGTACACCGCTTGTGCGCTTACCCCTCCTTTCCTCAAGAACCCTCACAACGAGAAGGTGTTCGAGGCCAAGGATGTTATTGAGTCGGGGGTCACTCTTGAGTGGCAAGAGATGCCTAACACCGACTTCTACATTGTGCAGTGGTGCCCCGACACTAACTTCAGAGGACCTATGGTCCGCAGTGAGAAGGTACTTAGTGGGGCAGGAGAGACAAAGACATACGACCTGACGTTAGGCCAGCACATCTACTCAGGGATGAAGTGGAAGTGGCGGGTATTCGCCAACAATGATAGCGGCTGTGCTAGTGTCTCTTCAGAGGTAGGGGCATTCAGCCTTGAGATCCGCGAGAGTTGGAGGGACCACCTTAATTCCTCCAATAGGAACCAAGACACTTTCAACGCGGAAGCCGCGGCTGCTCCTGCCGCATTGGGTCAAGGTGGTGCCCCCGGAGACACTGTTGTGTCCGTGACTAACACAGCTAACCTAGTCACAGAGAACATGAAGGGGAACTGCCCCGGAACTACTAAGATCACGGACTTCACGGTAGAACCTTTCATGGTAGTGGGGGACACCAAGCAGTGTACAGTAGATTGGTTGACAAAGAATCCAACGTCGGCTTCCTACTCTTGGAACATTGACGACTCCGACGTGGGTCTAGGTTCTATCGAAGTACAACGCGCCACTGACCGGTTCATTGAGTTCAAGTGTACTGAGGCAGCGAGCCGCGGTAGCTTCTATATCGAGTTCCTAGTGGAGGACCCAGATAACGATCCTGTCCCTTCAGTACCCCCTGAGTTTGAAGGTGACCCCAATGACCAACTCTCCTCCTCCAGTTCCTCTAGCTCGGGTGCCAGCCTCATCTGTGTTCGCCGGGTAGAGGTTGAGGTATTGGAGGACGACACTTTTGACGACTCCTCTTCTGGTGCTCTTGAGTCTAGTTCCTCCTCCAGTTCTTCTGGTGCTCTTGAGTCTAGTTCCTCCTCAAGTTCTTCTGGTGCTCTTGAGTCTAGTTCCTCCTCAAGTTCCTCAAGCTCTACTTCTTCAAGTTCTACTTCTTCGAGTTCTTCCTCTTCCTCAAGTTCATCCGCCTTCAAGTCCTCGGAATCTTCAAACTCAAGTAGTTCTTCTTCTTCAAGTTCAGGCGACGACAGATGTGTATGTATCGCAGTCGTAACGGGGATCAACCCGGAAACCTGCTGTTACACCATAGAGCCTCAGACTCTTTGTATGGGAGAGGGCTACTCCTTCTTGATCAACGATTCGGCAGACCCCCGGTGGGCTTGCCCTGACCCCTGCTCTGGTGCGTAAATGAGTGTTGTAACAAAAGACTACTATGGTGAGGTGCTTCGCATTGACGGGGTATGCTACCAATCGGTGGGGACTACCGTTGCCCCCATCACTCACACGTTGGAAGACGTAGACGCTATCTTCAGTGACTGTGACGCTTGCGTCTTTGAAAGCTCTTCCAGTTCTTCCTCTAGTTCTTCTGGTCCCCTTCAGTCTAGTTCCTCCTCCAGTTCTTCTGGTCCCCTTCAGTCTAGTTCCTCCTCTAGTTCTTCTGGTCCCCTTCAGTCTAGTTCCTCCTCTAGTTCTTCTGGTCCCCTCCAGTTCTTCTGGCGCGCTTGAGTCTAGTTCCTCCTCCAGTTCTTCTGGTGCTCTTGAGTCTAGTTCTTCTTCTTCGAGTTCTTCTTCGAGTAGCTCTTCTTCTTCGAGTTCTTCTTCGAGTAGCTCTTCTTCAAGTAGCTCTTCTTCGAGTAGCTCTTCTTCAAGTAGCTCTTCTTCGAGTAGCTCTTCTTCAAGTAGTTCCAGTTCCAGTTCCAGTTCCAGTTCCAGCGCAGGGTTTGAGTCTACTGAGTCGTTTAAGAGCGACGGGAGTAATGACTACCTACGTACTGACTCTGGTTTCTCAAGTTGGGGGAACACAGCAACCGTCAGTTTCTTTATGAAGTGGATCTCAGCCAACCAAGCAAAACCATTTATCAAAGGCAACAACGGCGGCAACACTTGGATGTTTGTTCGGCCCGATACAGGGTCAAGTATACGCGCTATCTTCTACCGCCCCGGTGACATTGGCATTCAAACCGGTGGGGGGTGGGCAGACAGTGCTTGGCATCATGTTCTTATTCGGATCAATACCACCACAGGGAATGCCCAGATTATAATAGACAATACCGTGGAAGCGAGTAGTACCACAATCACAGGGACTCTCGCTTCTCCCACCAGTTATATCCAGATGATGGAACCCGATTGCTACTTTGATGAGTTTATTGTCACAAAAGGGTATGACGACCCATCAGACTTCGCGGACTTTGGTGGGGCGACTGCTTGCCCTATAACCCCCGCAGTCAGTACTTTCATTCACTACCGTGCGGAAGAGGTAGTGGCTCTGTCCACTATACCAGACCAATCCGGGAACAGTAACGATGGCGAGTACTTTAACGGTTCGCTCGGGTCTGTCATCCAAACTGAGGTACCTTGCTAATGGATATCAAGTACGCAATGATTCATCACTCCCAGTTAACAGAGGAGCATATCCAGTTGATCCGGGCCACCGGGTTAAACACGGTGATGGAGTCGGTGGTTTTAAGTCGTGAGGATGTCAATCCCCGCCTATGTTTGATTGAGTGGGACAATGACATTGCACAGACTATCCCTGCCGCAGCAGCCGCAGTCCAACAGATGGTAGACGCAGGGGTTACCTTTTTGACAGAGGCTGAGGTAAAGCCTTTGTTGTCCGATCCCGCCTCCGATTTTTACCCTGCCACACTCCCCTGAGAAATGGACTCCCTAGATGTTTTGGCCTATAGAGAACGCTTGCGATAATTGTTGCGACGAAGAGTCTTCTTCCTCTTCTTCTCTCTCGTCTAACTCCTCATCATCTAGTTCTAGTTTAGGCCACTGGTTGTACGAGGAATGCTTCCTCTCATCCTCCAGTTCCTCTTCTTCTCTCTCGTCTAACTCCTCATCATCTAGTTCTAGTTTAGGCCACTGGTTGTACGAGGAATGCTTCCTCTCGTCCTCTAGCTCAAGCTCAAGCTCAAGCTCAAGCTCAAGCTCAAGCTCAAGCTCATCGGGTTGCCCATCATACTTTAAGTTAGACCAGTGTGATGGACCTCCCTTTTGTGCTTACGTGTGTGTGGAGGAGTTACCGGGGTACGATGTAGGAGATGTGGTCTCAATAACAGGTACCTGCTACGAGATCATTGACGAGATCCCTGACATTGAGGAGGACTCCGACCCTTGTCAGGAACTCACCCTTATCACAGATGTGTCTGGACCCTACCCCTCCTGTGCCAATTGTGAGGGGACCGACTCCTCCTCGTCATCGAGTTCTAGTTCCTCATCCTCTAGCTCCTCATCATCTAGCGCGTCTCTCAGTAACAACTCCTCTAGTTCGGAACTTTGTGACGAGGTACCACTAGCTCTCAACTTCGACGGTGGGACTTATGAGGATGTCTCCGCAGCAGGGCACACTCTTGTTTTCAATGGAGGCGCGGCAGTCTCAGGCACTGAGTCTTACTTGGGCACCGATTCACTAAAGATGAATGGGAATAATACTTACGCGCTCGTTCGTAGTCAGGAACCTTCTGACGATGGTGCTTTGGTTGATGATCAGTCCTGCTTTAATCTCCTTGACAACAACTTCATTATTCAGTATGCTTTCTTCTGGAACGGGAACGAGAACAATCAGACACACATCGCGAAGTGGCAGGCACCCCCCTTCCGCGATTGGACCATGGACTTCTATAAAAGTGGCTCTATCTGGTATCTCGCTTTCGCATGGACATCTAACGGGACCGACTTCACGATTGAGCAGGTGGATGTCACCTCATCTATCTCGTCAAGCACATGGTATGAGGTCCGAATAGCCCGGTCGGGTAGTTCAGCGAAGATCTTTCTTGACGGTACCTCCATCCACTCTTTTACCCTGTCAGATACTATCCATGAGTCTGACGGAGTTCTCTGTCTTGGAAATAATTTAGAAGATACTGATGCAGATGTTGAAGGTTACATAGATCAGGTTTACATAAGGAATGGCGGGACGGTTAGCCTATCAAACTACACACCTTCGGGTTCGTTGTTTGCTGACCCGTTCCCTTACATTTAAGTAAGAGGTAAGATATGAAATGCAAACGTTTGCAGAAGGCAGTCCCGGAGTCTTTTTGTCACGCTTGTTTACGGGACTGCACTTTTCGCCGTCACCTTATCACGCAAGCGGAATCCAACGGGGTTGAGTGGCGAGACGCTCCCTGTGCGTACGAGTGTGCCGCGGGGGTACCCGAAGAGGTGAGTGTTGAAAATAACCACTGGCTCACCACCACCCCCATAACCCCACCACCTCTCCCTCAGAGGATTAAGAACTTAGCCGGGGCAGGGAAGAGGGTGATAAGGGGGTTAGTCCGAGACAAGCATATAAAGGTAACAAAAGAAGTCCACAACACTCGGTTAGATATCTGCAACTCATGCGCATTATTTGATCCTGACGAGGGAGTGTGCGGGGACTGTGGTTGTATAATGGTAGCGAAAGCGGGACTCGCGGTTGAGTCCTGCCCACTAGGGAAATGGAAGGCAATATGAGCAAGGCTGTAGTTTACTTTAACTCTGGAACCAAATGTTTAGTTCGCATGGCAGTGAGTATTGCCTCTTTACGCGACCACTACTCAGGTGATGTTGTTGTGTATAACGAGGGGGAACCCCACCCCCTACTGATGGACGTGTGCGAGTCATACTCGGTGAAGATCGTTACCTTCCCGGAGAGGGGGCAGGAGAAAACACTGGTCACCAAAGTGGCTATACTGGAATACCTCCAGCACGACACTGTTGTTTTCTTAGATGCTGACACTCTTGTAATGCAGGATATCTCTCAGCTTTTTGAGTGGACCGAGACACATGGGCTAGTCTTCACTAACTTCGAGGATTGGTTCACCCGAGGTAAGACTATCCAAGGCAGGATAGAAGGGTGGCGGGGGATTGTTTCCCCTCCCTACATTGAGCAAGCCCTGAACTATGGGACGGCAATCAATACAGGCGTCTTTGGTATCCAGAAGGGGCACGAGATAATCAAGGTCTGGACAGAACTCGCTCCCTTAGGGGCAGCAAAAAACCTATTCATTCCAGACGAGATTAGTGCTCAGATCCTTGCCCCCTCCTTCAAACATTACCTTGCCCCCAAGGAGTACAATCGGTCTGCACGGTATGGTAGTCTTGACGGGTGTGTGGTAGCCCACTTCCATGGCAGGAAGCACACAGGCAAGTGGGCATTAAGTAAGAAGTGGCGTAGTTATTACTGGGAGAAACAAGAACTCCTTTACCTTTCAGATCCGCTAGGGGACAAAGCACTATCCGACCACATGCGGAAGGTTCGTCTCCCAGTATCTCCCTACATTTCAAAAGGGGGACAACCTGAAGTGGAGCAAGTACAAGAGGAACCCGCTATCCCAATCTACCCTCCTCCCTCTCGGAGGAACCCTCCCAAAAGTGAGGGGGTGTGGCTTGACGTTGTCACCACTATTGTCCCACGGGCTACCGTTGGGGAGGCAATGCGTAACTTCCTATCTAAGTTTGACAAGCAGGGGTGTAAGTTACGTTGGGTTGCACACCTTGATTACGTACCTGCTATGGAGTCTCAGATAGAGGAGACCCTCTCCCAGATCAAAGAGGTGACTCCCCTCTTTGATGACGCAGTATTCCATCAGAGGACTGAGAATGTCGGGCATGGTCTATCTCTCAAGTGGTGTTTTGAACAAACCAAGCACGATGCTATAATTTGGGAAGATGATAAGGTGGCGGGCAAGGGGTTTAAGTTCGCGGACCTTCGATGTATAGCAGAAGCGCAGAAAGCAGACCATATCTCTTTCCTAGACCGCGGGGTCAGGGCGGGGTCAACCTCCCCTTCATGGTGGTCAACTAAGCTGATTAAATTCCAGCTTGATAACTGGCCGATATCCCGAGGGGTAGAGGAGGGCGACTCAGAGTTAGCCCTCATTCGGAATTCCCGTGGGTTCCGGGGCAGGCTTCACATCCCTTTGAGGGTGCAGGACATAGGGATCAAAGCACAGGGAGACTTAGGGGTAGTTCACTGAGGTAGACGAGCGGGTTACGTTTGTGACCGCAGTGGATCGTAAGTACATGAAGAAGTTCAAGATGAATGCAGCAAACTGGAAACAGCGGATGAACATAATGTCCTACCCCCTCATTGTGTTTAGGGACGACTCAGTAACCGATGAACAGATCCGCACCATTCTCCCCGCTAAGGACCTACAGATCTTTGAGTGGGAGTTCCCCCCGGCGGGAGACAACCAAAGGGAAAAGATGCTGTCAGGGTTTGTGTTCCTTGCCGCGGAAAAAGTAAAGACCCCTTACTGGGTAAAGCTAGACGCAGACGTTCACCTCCTACAGCGGAACAACGATAGGTACTGTAAGGTCTTCTTCGATGAGTGGTTCGACTACGACCTAGTCGGACACAAGTGGGGGTATACCAAGGTCAAAGGGGACCCCGGTCAGACCCAACACTGGTTGAACGTACTCGATGATTGGTGGTTAGATAAGTTCCCCGGAGCAACCCGGCTCTTCCCGGAGGGCCTACCCCCCAACGAGAGATATGGACATAAACGGATAGCCAGCTACTACTGTTTGCAGTCAACTGAGTTAACTAAGGTAGTCAGCAAACTGTGTGGTGACCGACTCCCGGTCCCGAGCCATGACACTGTGATGTGGTATGTAGCTACCCAGTTAGAGAAGCCTGTACTAAGGTACCAGATGAAAAGACTCGGATTCTCCCCCCGATGAAAGTTGAGATTGCAGTATCCTGCCACTATTTTCAAAGGCGTATGTCGTGGATGATCTCCTCCCTACTGGAGCAGCTTGGTGAGATACCACAGTTGGTATTCAATGTTGCTTATGATGAACGGACAGGGAACCCCACCACTGAGCAGACTCTACATTTCTTTGATAGCCTCCCTAAGTCTAGCAACATAGTCATAGACTTCAAGCACACCCCCTATGTGGGGACGGAGACGTTACAGTACAGAGGGCTGGTGCGAAACCGTCAGTTAGCTGAGTCGGACGCAGACTTCATATTCTTCTCAGATTGTGATATGGTGTTTGGTCCCCGGTGGTTCGAGAAGTTACTCCCCTTCTTAGAGGAGAACAAGAATGACAAGCGGATGTTCTACACCGGGAGGTATTCTATGCCTGTAGGGGATGCAGACAAACTAGTTGCTGCGCATAAGTACCCGTACCGGGTTAGAGATCCCTTCGGTAAGGCCAAGGGAGCGCGGTTGAAGAAGAGGCGTAACTGCGGTGCAGGCTTCTGCCAGATCGTTTCGGTCAAATCTATGCGAGAGAATTTTGATGGGCTTTATATCCCTCCTAACAACTGCCGTGACTACTCATGGGAGAAGAAGTACCAGAAAGCTAAGTCAGATGTAACCTTCCGACGTAGGGTAGGCAGGGTATCCATGCCACTCCCTTATCTTTACCATCTCAACCATATACGAGACAACGACACTAAGACTCACACTGAGGTCCAGCGATGAGCGCCATGATACTAAACTGCCAAGATGAACCAGTACCCCTGAAGGGTATGATGAAGGGGGCATCTGCTTTCCTCTGCGTTAATGGGCCAAAGGCTATGGCAGCGATTGACAAGTCGCTGTTGTACAAACCCGGCATAACGAGGATGTGTGTGAACAACGGAGCAAAAGCGGTGCGTCCCAACTTGTGGACATGTGTTGACCCTCCAGACCGATTCCTAAAGTCAGTGTACTTTGACCCGACTATTATGAAGTTTGTCCCCCAAGGGTTCTGCACCAAGCAGTTATGGGACACCGAGCTAGATGTCCCCCATACCAAAAAGTTGACGGAAGCTCCTAACGTCTACCAGTACGCGAGGGAAACGGGGTTTGACCCCGAGAAGTTTCTCACCTCTAACCGGGTATGCTGGGGACTTGGGAAGGGCCAGACCTACAAGAAAGCAACGGGCGTACGGAGTGTCATGCTGGTAGCTATGCGCCTCCTTTATGAGTTAGGGTTCTCCAAAATTTTTATAGTTGGGTGCGATTTTCACATGGACCCCGACCAACCATACTCGTTCAAGGAGGAGAAACATACAGGTGGGTGCCGGTCCAACAACAACTCCTACGCAGGGCTGAACTTGATGTTCAGTGAAGTCCGCAGATTCTTTGAGGCAGAAGGGGTAACCATCTACAACACTTATGCGAATAGCGGCTTACGGGCGTTTGATCACATCCCTTTTGAAGAGGCAATTGAGTACGCCTTGCAACCGGTAGGTGACCCGGAGAAGGAAATTACTGAAGGCATGTATGCTGTAAGGAAACGTATGGCTAGTAAATTAGAAGGACTGAAGGAGGATCGGCAGCTATCCGGGCTGTACACCCCCAAGAGAAAACTCCCTGTAGATAAGGTTAGTACTATGCTTGCAGGTGTGCCCGCCTCCCCGCTACAGGAGAAGGAGACCCCTGTGAAGCAACCTCCCCCTAAACGTAGGGGTAAGCCATACACGGTTACCCAATGTTGGAAGGACTGCGACAAGATACTTGAGTTGTTCCCCGATTTGCAAACGTTTGCAGACAAGACTAAGAAGAGAATCGCTGACGCGGAAGCCCAGAAGAGGAAGGGCCGGAGATGTAGGGGGTGTGAGTTAGCCCGTTTCTCCCGCCGGTTCTACCATGAGTTCATTACGTTGATCCCTAGTAACCTAGAGACAATCCTTAATGCCCCCTTCTTATCCGGTTATAGTTCCGTGGTCTACGATAATAAAGTACAACCCTTCAAGGATCTTTAAGATGCCCTCTTCATCCGACGCCTCCGACATCTTCTTTACAATCGACCCGGAGGATCTCATAGGGTTCTCCACCAACCTCCGATTACGGGGTAGCCCCTCAGCGACTGTCAGTCTATCTAATAGGGACGACAAGTATACCCCCTATGTGACCAACTACTTAAATGAGTTGTTCACCCTCACCGTAGACTACGACAAGACAACCTACACCCTGTTTGTCGGGCAGATAAAGAACGTGGCTATCCGCAAGGAGGGACGGGATGGAACAAGTGTTGCGGACTTCACCCTAGTCCCTGTGATAGAAGGACTGGATCAGCGTCCTGTAGCGACCGAGGAGTTCACCACCACGACAGGCACACAGGTGATGACCACCCTCCTCACCACCTATGGTTCCCTTGACTCAGCCTACTTTGATGTCACACAGGATGATTCGGAAACCTTTAGCTCCATCATTGTGGGGGAGGACTCTTTGATGGAAGCAGTCCGGCGTATCTCAGAGGCGTGCAACGTAGAGTTGTATGTGAAGAGTGATGGTACGTTGGTCACCGACGTAAAGAAGGACGTAAACTCTGCCGTGGATACCTCCCTCACAGCGCAGAATATCAGCAGCTTTGCCAGCACCGACTCCAACCTACGACTTATTGGGGTGGTGAAGGTCTTAGGGCGGTACCTTTCCGCTCAAGAAGACGGGAACAGGCAGATTGTAGACCAAGACACTGTGAAAGTCATGGGACATTCACAGGATTGGGTGAAGTTACGCTATACCCCTAAGGAAGTATTGACCGATGCTCAGATGAAGTCTATGGTTGTCAGCCCTACTGACTCCACAATCACCCTTGAAGTGTTGGAGAGGGACCCCAAGTCGGGGGACATCCTAATACAAGCCACTAAGTTCGGTGGGTTTGAAGTCGGGGAGATGAATGATATTGAGTTGGAAGTGTACACCATTATTCCTGACGATAAGGAGTTGAAGCGGCTTCCCATGGCGCACACCGCGGGGGAGGGTGAGTATGGTGCGAGGTGGGTTGATGTACGACTGAAGCAGAAAGGGGTAGGACTCAAGAACAAGAACCGGCAGAAGAACCAACGCAAGAACGAGTTGGATGATTTCCGAATTACTCTAACAGTTGCTTCTGAGGAGATAGTCGAGGACCAGAACTATCGGATGGAGGGGGTTGACAACCCATACATACAGGATGAAGCGAAGGCTGTAGAGGTGGGGAAGCGCATCATCTACGAGGAGCGGATGCTTGCTACCTCCTTCTCAGTGTCTGGGCCTTTCATCCCCGCCATACGGGAAGTGAACCTAGTGGTTAACGTGACAGACCCATACACGGACCCTGCGGTCACCCACAAGTGTCTCCTCACTGGCTTGTCTACCCGCTGGTCTGCAAGGAACTCAGAGCTTATGAGTATGTATCAGTTCGCTCTCCTCCCCCCGGAGCTAGAATCCTCCTCATCTTAATTCTCCTTTCCGGGTTGACTACTGTACAAGGTTGTGTATATTAGACCCAACCCAAAAGGAGAATCATGGAACACTTCCTACAGGCGTTGCAGGCCGGTGCGTTCGCAACAGCTAACCCTAACTCAATTGCAGTATATGCTCTTCTGTGTTGCTTTGAGGAGACGCCCTCAGTAAAGGAGATGAGCACCCAACTAGGGATGCTACCTAGTCGGGTATCCGCTTCTATATCCGACTTAAAGAGGCGACGCCTTTTGTCGGAAGACAACCGACCTATTCAGTATGAAGCAACCGAGATGGAGTACCACATTATCCCGGCAACGAAGATAGCAGAGTCAGTAAAAGAGAAACTCACTAAGAGCAGGAACGCAGGGTTGAACTCGATACTGACTGAGAAAGCGGCCCCTGCTTTCGGTAAGAAGAAACGCCACTCCTCAGGCAAAGCCTTCAACGTATTCAAGGAAGCCTACGAGGAGAAGTTCGAGAAAACCTACCCCCTCAGCAGCAAGATGGGAAGTGTCTATTGCAAACGTTTGCTAACTTGGTTGGCAGATGACTTCGACGGGTACGTTAAGACAGTCCACTTCTACATGGAAAACTGGGATGAGATCAAAGAGAAGTTCAAGGTGAAGGGAACCCCTTCCCTCAACTTACTAGCCACCGGGTCCTTCTTTGGGCGAATCCGTGACACTATGGTCACAGGTTTTATTGATGAGCGGACACTGCTAAAGCGATTCAAAGAAGACGATTCACCGGAGGCAGGATTCAGTGAGTAAGTATTTACAACGGGCAAGGGTACCCAAGCTGTACTGGGGAGAGGGTGCCCTTGAAGAGCAGATAAGTTCAGAGATAGTCACCGGCTATCTAAATGAGTTACCGCGTATGGTTTCAGAGGGGCAGGGGTTACTCCTCTGGGGGGACCACGGCTCAGGGAAAACCGCGATAGCCTGTGTTGCCCTAAAGAAAATCATAGAGGCAGCGAAGACCGCGCTGTTTGTGCGATTCGATAAGATCGCAGAGTACTACGTTGAGAGCACGCGGTTTGACGAGTACGAGTCCTACGTCCACAGGATGGAGGAAGCAGAGTTGCTGGTGATTGATGAGTTAATCCATGACAAGACTCGCATCTATTCCTTAGGACGTGTGGAGCAGCTTCTCAGGTACCGCACCTCAGAGTTGAAGCCTACTATCCTGACCACAAACATGCCTTTGTCTCAGTTAGAGAAACAGGCGAAGGGCCTATATGAGGCTTGTAGGGAGGCGACCTACCCGGTCAAGATCGGCGGGAAGGACTTCCGAGCAGAGCGAGTAACGAGAATGTCTAAACGTCTAGGTATCCACTAATGGGAGCGATCGGCTCAAGAATCATTCAGCATGTGCTGGCATACTCCTCCTATGAGCAGGTAATATCCTCGGGCGTCTCGGATGACCACTTCCTTGGTGAGTCGCGAGACGCCTTCACTTACCTCCGAGAGTGCCGTGTACGAGGCCGCACTCCCACCACCTTCGAGGTGGGGGATAAGTTCCCAATAGACCTAACCCATGAGGTGGAAGAGGGGGACCTTGACCACCTAATCACTCTCATCAAGAAGAGACATGTGCTACAGCAGATGTCCCCCATCTTAGATGAGGGTATGGATAAGGTTTCAAAGAACGAGGTAGAGGAAGCCCTCGCTCTTTTCTCCCAACTCGATGGGCTTCAGGCAGAGTTAGTCAAAGAGGATTCGGTCAAGTCATTCAAACTCAGCGCAGATGAGCGTCTTGAAGCGTATTACAAGGCGAAGGAGTCTGAGGGTTCCATCCCCTCCATGTGGGAGAGTTTCGATAAGTGGACAGGTGGGTGGTGTGAGGCTACCCTGTACGTATTAGCGGGCTTCACCACGGTGGGCAAGACGTGGAGTCTTATCATCTCAGCACTTGACGCCTCTCGGAAGATAAAAGAGGACGAGTGTGTTCTGATAGTGTCAACTGAGATGGCACAAGCACGTATCTCTCGCCGCCTCGACTCCGTCCGTTACCAACTAGACTTCACTGAGCTACGTGACGGTACACTCAGCCCAGCACAGGAAGAGCGGTGGGCTAACGCGATGGCAGAGGAGATGGATTCCCCCGGTGGCGACGTGAAGATTGCTGATAGTCAGTATGTGAATTGCGTAGACGACATCCTGTCTCTTTGCTACAGGTACAAACCTCGCATGGTATTGCTTGACGGTGGGTACCGACTCCGAGCCAAAGGCACCCGCGGCGATTGGGAGAAACAGGTCCGGGTAATCGAAGAGTTACAGCGGGCGGTAATAGTCACCAACATCCCATGGGTTGTCACCACTCAGCTAGGGGACGCAGCAGAGACAGGTAAGGGGATGACCAAGGGGTCCACTGAGAGGTGGAATGTCCGCTACGCTAAGGAGTGGTTGATCAACCCTGACGTGGTTGTAGCCCTCTCACAAAACGAGGACCTTGAGTTGGCTAAGGAGATGAACTGGCAGTTCCTCAAGCTACGTGATGCGGAGAAGAGGACAGCTTCCTTTAAGACCAACTGGGACTACAAGAAGTTTGACTACTCTGAGAAGGTAGAACTCTTTGAAGAAGGGGCGTACTAGGCATGGACCTGAATCAAGTAACAGATTATGTGTTGGCAGCAGGACTAACCGACAAGTTGTCGATCCAGAAGAATAACAATCACTTGAAGTTCTCTTGCCCATTCGCACAGTGGACACATGAGGGGTCAGACGCTAATCCCTCCTTCACTGTGTCAGTCCATGATGATGGTGCCTCCACGTTTCGCTGCTTCGGTTGCGGGCAGAAGGGGAAGTTCTGGCAACTGTTCACCACCCTCTCCATCTACAGCGGGAGCGACCAGCTTAGGGAGATGGGGCAGGCATTGATGGCTGAGGAGAGTAGACCATCCACCTTAATAAGCCGCGTTGTAGGTGGGCTAGGTACTCCACAGTACGTGAGGGAGGTGTATGACATGGACCCTCTCTGGAATTGGTTTGACACCAACCTCCCCAATGCAACCGTTTGCAATCCCGGTGGGCATTACCTCATTCAGCGAGGGTTCGACTCCCGTACTTGGCGCGACTTTGGGTGCCGGTGGGATGAGAGGGATAACCGGGTAGTGTTCCCGGTGTATACCCTTGCCGGTAAGTTTGTAGGAGCAAGTGGGAGAACCCTCGGTGAGGATGACAACAAGTGGAAACATTACTGGGGAACGAGGACAGAGTTAGGCTTTGTCTCCCCCGTTTACTATGAGGGAGAAACGAAAACATACATACTGGTTGAAGGTCCATTTGACGCCATGCGCTGTTGGCAGCATCTAACAAAGCTAGGGTTGGCGGGGATAGTAATGCCAGTGGCTATCAGCGGCTGTTCAATAAGCCGAGAACAAATTGACCAAATCGAACTTGAACAATTACTAACATGGGTTATGTTCGACAACGACACGGCTGGCAATAAAGGCGCCAACCAAGCCCACAAACTACTTGAAAGGAGAGTACCATGCTGTGAAGATTTGACCGAGAAACTACCCCCAAACAAAGACCCCAACGAGTTACAATTACACGAGTTTAGAGAGACAATATCATTATGAAAAACTGGTTCAAACGCGGATTCGACGCAGGCAGTGCAGCTATGGAAAAAGAGCGCAAGGCAAAAGAGTCCGGCGGCAAACGATCCCCTGCGGGCAACCGCTTCTGGATGCCTAAGGACAGCGAAAAGTCCGTGGTATTCCTCACAGAGGAACCCTTCATTTACTTGGAGCACAACTGGAAGTCTGGTAGTTCCTACCGCAATTGGGGAACGTGTATGTCCCCCTTGGATGAGCCTTGTGGCTACTGTGACTTGAGCTTCAACAAGTACCAAGCGGCAGCGTTCACGGTAGTGGACTGCTCCCCATGGACAGACAAGGATGGCAACGAACACCGGTTCACCAAGCGCCTGTTCATTGCCAAGTCAGGGGTATGGGAAACCATTGAGCGTAAGCGTCGTCTTCTCAAAGAAGATGGACACACGCTTCGCGGCGCGGCTTTCCGCATCTTCCGTGGCAAAGACCCCAAGTCTCCCGGAGTAGGTGAGGACTTCGAGTTCCGTAAGATGATTGACCTTGACAACTGGGAGTTCAAGGACACCGACGACTACGACTTCGCAGAGATCCTCATGCCTAATGTGGATGCGATGAACGAGGTAGTCACTCAGTTTGGTGGCGCCCCAGTGGGGGCAGCATCCGCGGCGCCTGTGTTGGACGACCCTCCTTTCTAGTATAATCTTAACCCCCGCGAGAGTAAGCGTCCTGTTCCTGAGCCACGCTGAAATCGCGGGTCTTTTTTTAACACTGACTCTTAAAGGTATGGTAAAATGAAGATCGTTTTCGGCGGTAGGTTTGCAACAGGGGTAGGGGCAGGGAAGGTCCGCGCTCTTGAGAAACTAGGACATGAGGTAACTCCTGTTGAGTACAACGGTAACCCTCAGGTGTACAAAGACTTGATGGACAACATCCCCGGTAAGGATGTCGCAATTGTGTGGAAGTACCGAGGGTTCCACCCTGTACATGTCAAGGAGTTGACTGATAAGATCCCTACAATCTATTGGTACAATGATGGTACAGACCACTGGTCGGGGCGTGAGCGTCGGCGGGCGAGAAACGCTACGGTGATGGTACATCACAGTCGTTTACTAGCGGAGCAGCTTAGTGTCCCCCATGTGTTTGAGGGGTACGATCCTCTCTTTGACTACCCCCGCGACGTTCCCAAAGTTAGGGATGTCCTCTTTCTAGGACGGATCAAGAACTGGCACCGGAGGGAGTACAAGAATACACGGGAGTTCCCGTTCCGTCGTAAGGCCACCCCGGAGGAGCACGCCATTGCTGTGTCAGAGACTCGTATCAACTTGAACTTCACTCAACCGGGTTTGGGTGGGTTCTCAGATCGGTTGTTTAAGATCATGGCAGCAGGAGGGTTCATCCTAACAAATGAGTGCGACGAGATCACTGACACGTTCACCCCCGGCGAACACCTCGGTACGTTCCAAGGCGTCGATGATTTCTCCGACAAGATTGACTACTACCTGAACAATCCTGAGGAGCGTGCAGCGATTGCTAAGAAGGGGATGGAGTTCGTCCGTGCCCGCTTCTCTACTGACCACTGGGCAGAAGGGATGATCGACATCGCTAAGGGCATAATCTAATGGCAGTGAGCATCGTGGAATTAGCGTATGAACGCGAGGAGTTTGTACAAGACGTGGACGGTCTTATCTACTGGTGGAATACAGGTGGTGCCTATGCTGCCCGTAACCTACGAGAGTTAGCGGATGAGCTTGACAGGATAAACTCTGATTGGCAAGCGCGCCTCGACCGAGAATTTGGGAAGAAGAACTGAAATGCAAACGTTTGCAAAGGGTAAATGAAATGGTAGTAGAGGTAACGGGAGTAGAGATGGTAAAAGTAAGAGTCAACGTCACCCAGAATGATATTGATATGGGGCAACCAAGATCGGTGTGCTTCTGCCCTTTCTCTCTAGCGATTGGGAGGAGAGTGAAGAAGGATATATACTTCGGTGTAGCCGGTCCCTACATAAGCTATTGTCGGGAGGACAGCCACCCAGATGCAGACCCTATCATTGAGAACCCTGACAGGGTAAAGGAGTGGATTCACTCCTTTGACAGAGGAGAGGAGGTATCCCCTATTCGTGCTACTCTTGAGATACCTAAATGGATGCTAACTGAGTAGGATGAGAGGCCAAAACATTCTAGTCACTGGTGGGGCGGGTTACATTGGTAGTCAGGTGTGCAAGCACTTGGCGCAAGCTGGGTTCACCCCGGTTACTTACGACGATTTCCGTAACGGTAACCCATGGGCTGTCAAGTGGGGGCCTCTCGTTGTGGGGGACCTCGCAGACACCCAGCTTCTGCAACGGACTTTCGAGGTCTACGCCATTCTCGCAGTCGTACACTGTGCCGCGGATGCTTATGTGGGTGAGTCCATGAAGGAACCCGACAAGTATTTCCGTAACAACACGGTTAATACCTTGGGTCTCCTCGAAGCAATGCGGCGGGCCGCTGTTCGCCATATGATATTCTCTTCTAGCTGTGCCACCTACGGTGCCCCCAGTTCACAACCAATCCAAGAGGCTGCACCGCAAGATCCCACCAGCCCGTATGGTGAGTCTAAGTTACTCGCTGAGAGAATGATCAAATGGCACTGCCACACCCACTCTCTCCGCTGTGTTGTTCTTCGCTTCTTCAACGCCGCGGGGGCGGACCCCGACGGGGAGGTAGGAGAAGCGCACTCCCCGGAAACCCACCTTATCCCTCTTGTCATCCGGGCTGCTACCACACCAGATCACATCACCATACATGGGACAGACTACCCAACCCCTGACGGCACGTGCGTCCGCGACTACACTCACGTTTCCGACATCGCGGATGCCCACCTACTCGCTCTTGACTACCTACTCAAGGGAGGGGAAACGGATGCCTTCAACCTCGGCCTTGGCACTGGTCACTCCGTTCGTCAAGTTATCACAGCAGTAGAACAAGTCGCGGGAGTACCTCCCCAGTTCAAGGTATCCAGTAGACGCCAAGGTGACCCACCCGTTCTAGTGGCGTGTGCCAACAAGGCGAGAAACTTATTGGGATGGTCCCCAAGGTTTGAGACCCTCAACAGCATTGTCGAGACAGCATGGAACTGGCACCAATCTGAGGAATCACGATGAGAGATATCTGCATAGACATTGAGTCGAATCATACCGAGTTGTACTGCCCGACATGGAGGATGGAAGGGCTGGCTATCACTGATGGTACTGAGGAAGCCACGATTTACACCCGTGATCCAGACGAAATCCACGCACAATTAGGGGCTATCAAAGATGACCTTTGGGTTGGGCACAATCTGAAGTTTGACCTCAACGGATTGCTCATTGCAGGGTACATAGATTCGTATGATGATCTCGCCATTGCTGACACAATGATGGGGCTAAATCTGGTAGATGAAAACGAGAAGAAACTAGGACTTAAATACTCAGTAAAGAAACACTTTGGCTACAAGATGGTGGAGTTTGTCGAGGCTAACCCCCTCCATGGTCTCCCTCTACTTGAACCAGCTATCCCTGAAGCGGATGTAAAGAAGTTTGCCCAGTATGCACGGGACGACGTGCGCCAAACTCTCCGTCTGTGGCAGGAGGTAGTGCGTCCCGGCCTTGAGGAGGACGGAGTCCTTGATGTGTTTTGGTTGTATATGGATGGGACCAAGTACGTTGCGGATATGGAACGTAATGGAGTACACTGGAACCACATGCCCGAGCTAGTCGAAGCATACAAGAAGAAAGCCCATGATGCAGAGATGCGGGTGTACCCACACATAGGGTATGATGTCTCTCTCCGCTCCCCTAAGTTGGGGGAGCGGTTGTTCGATGATGTGCGCCTCCCAAAGAAGGACGTGGAGCTTACAGAAAAGGGTGGGTACAAGGTAGACCAGAAGATACTCACTACCTTGTCAGAGAAGTACCCTTTCTGTAAGGACATCCTTGAGTACCGCAATGCATCAAAGATGCTGAACACTTACCTGAACCCTTTCCAGAAGAAGTGTACAGAATCTATCGACGGTAGGATTCACCCCTCCTTCTGGCAGACCACTTACACCGGGCGCAAGAGGTCTTCAAAACCCAATATGCAGAACGTACCTGTAGTTCCCGGTCCTCTGAGTATCCGCCAATGTATTGGTACCCGTGAGGGGTGTAAGCTATTAGTAGCCGACCTGTCCCAAGCGCAGCTTCGGATCATCGCAGACATCTCAGGAGATGAGAAGATGCGGGAGGCATACACGACGTGGCAGTGTAAGATATGCCGGGTAACCGGGCACAGTACCTCCCTCCTAACCCAGTGTCCTAAGTGTGGGGTGGAAGCAGACAAGAGGACTATCTCCAACAAGGAGAAAGACAAGGGATTCAAGGGGTTTTACCATGGGCTGGATGTCCACCAGCAGACAGCCGATATTGCCCACACTTCCCGCAAGATTGGGAAGAACTGCAACTTTGCTATGAGCTTTGGAGCTACCCCGTGGAAGCTACACAAGGAATACGGTGGCCCCTTGAAGGAATGGGAACGTGTTCAGCGCAGTTTTTTCAGTGCTTACACAGGTATACAGAAGTGGCACCACGATGTTGAGAAGCAGGTGATATACAACTACTTCATTGCCGACCCATGGGGCAGGCGACGGAGGTATGACCGTGAGGAGATAGATGCCGCAAGCAGCCACCGGCACAAGAGAGCAGACTTCCTGAACCAAGCGGTTAACGCACCCATTCAGGCGGCTGAGGCCCATTACTTGATGACTGCGGTGCGTGATATCAAAGAGGACCTCAGAGAGTTGGACCTTTGGGGGAAGGGGGTGTGGTTAGTAGCAGAGGTACACGACGAGGTAGTCTTCGAGTGTGAGGAAGTGCTAACCAGCGAGGTGTGTGACATCATCCTGTACCACATGCGCTACGCTCACCCAATGACTGTACCCATGGACGCGGATATAGGGGTGCATGACAACTGGTCTGAGGCGAAATAGCACTTGACTCTAGGGGTTGAGGGTGTATAGTACAAGAAAGTAATTAGGAGAATCAGAAGTGATACGAGTAACCTTAGATAGATTAGCGTGGGCGCGCGCTGTTGACCTTGGCTCTACAGGTATTGAGCGGTTGAAGGAAGACCTTACATTGGTAGTCGAGAACCCCTACGCAAAAGGGGTACCACCGGAGGTCTCTACTCATTATGAGAGGAACACACTAGGTGGCGATGTGTGGTTTGGTATGCCACGTGAGTACTTCTTCAAAACATTCACCCGGTTTGAAGTGTTTGATTGTACCCAATATAGCCACCTGAAAGGACCATGGACTAGACCCCCAAAGTTTGAGGGGCTATTGCGACCGGGCCAGCAGGTAGCTGACGAGGCGGTAATCAAAGCGTACCGTGAAGGGCAGACCGGAGGTTGGATCAAAGCAACCTGCGGCGCGGGTAAGACTATCACTGCCCTGCACCTTATCGCACGTATGAAGACCCCGACTATTGTCCTCGTCCACAAGTGCGACCTCATGGACCAGTGGGAGAGGGAGATCAACAGGTTCATGCCTGAGGCGCGGGTAGTCAAGGTGCGGGCTAATGAGCCATGCGTCAAGGATGCTCACATTGTGATCGCAACCTTCCAGACCTTGTACTCTCGTCTCGAAAGTTTCCGAGCCTCGGGGTTCTTCGACCACTTTGGTTTCCTTGTGTCCGACGAATCACATCGTGTCCCTAGCCAGACCTTTTCCAAGGTAGCTAACAGTTTCTCAGCCCGCTATAAGCTGGGTCTCACAGCTACCCCGGATCGCCGGGATGGGTTGAAGTGCTTACTCGATTGGAGTATTGGTCCGCAGCTTGTTACAATGCGCGGGCAAGTCGTTAAAGGTAGTTACTATGTCATGGAGTGGGAGGCAAAGAAGACGCCCCCCAAGATCCGCGGAGGTGGGCTGAACACCTCCAAGTTGATAACCATGATAGCAGAAGACGAAGACCGGAACAAGATGATTGCAAACGTTTGCATGAGAGCAATCAAGGCCGGTAGGAAAACACTTGTGCTCACCGACAGAGTAAAACAACTAGACAGCCTTGAGGGTCTCTTATCCTCGTCAGGAAGTAAGATAGTCAAATATCGTTCTACTGACGACATGGAGAGTGCGACGGCTGATGAGTGCAGAGTTGTTCTGGCAACTTATGGGATGTTTGGAGAGGGTACCGATATTCCTTCCCTTGATACTTTGGTTCTTGCTACACCTCGTAGTAGGGTCGCTCAGATGGTAGGCCGTATCCAGCGACCTACCAAGGAGAAGAAGCCTCCAATGGTTGTCGATGTGGTAGACCGCGCAATCCCCTATGCCAACGGCCTTTTCGGCGCACGCGAGAAGGTGTATACCAAGTTAGATTTCACACGTGAACGAAAAAAGTAAGGAAGACCCCATGAGAGAACGAGCAGAAGCCCTAGAGAAATTACGGCAGAAGAAGTTGCAACGGTTAGAAGAGCTTCGTAAGAAGCAAGAGGCCGAGGCAAGTACTGTAGAAGAAGCACCAGTGGAAGAAGAGACCACCGTCCCAGAGCTTCCCCCTGAAACGGATGAGTTCGGGGCAGTCATCAACCCACCTGACCCTGCTCCTGTCCTAGTGGCGGAGGAACCCGAAGAGGAACCCGTGGCAGAAGAGGCCGAGCCAGTTCAGGAAGTCCAAGAGGCAGTAGCTACAGTGACTACCCACCGGGAGAAGACACACTACGGCAAGGTCATTGAAGAGAGCAGTGATGAAGACCACATTGAAGTAGCCCCAGTTAATCATGCCCCTGCGAGTGTCCGGTTTGGTTATGGTAACACGGTAAACCTTGGTGACTACAATGGTGCCAAGGTGTACATTGAAATCACTACTCCCTGTAGAGTCGAAGACATTGACACTGCCGCGGTTTTCGCTAAGGAGAAGGTAGCAGCACTAATGGAAGTCGAGATGTCGGAACTGGTGAACTGAAGTGGAGAGCACAGAGACACGGTTGAAGAATCTCCGAGACCGTATAAACAAGAAGTATGACGGGGAGTTATCAGCTATGGCAGGTAAGATCCCCAAGCTGAAACGCTTCCGCTCAGGTTCTCTTGAACTTGACCTCGCCCTTGGAGGTGGCTGGCCCTTCAACCGCACGAGTCTCGTGTATGGTCCAGAGTCCTCCGGGAAAACAACCATCCTACTCAGGGCGTGCTCTGAGGTTGTGAACTACTGCCACACCTGCAAGGAGCGTTACCCATGTGAGTGCGAGGAGTTCATTCCGGGATCGGCTCTATGGATAGAGACGGAAGGGTCACTGGATGTCAAGTGGGCAATCCAAAATGGGATGGACCCGGAAGGAAACTTAGTGGTGTGGCCCCTTTGTGGGGAGGACGCCATCAATTTGATTGACACCGCCATCCGGGAGAACACCGTTGACCTCATAATCCTTGACAGTATTGAGGCTACTCTGCCCTCTAAGGAGATCGAGGATGGGGCTGAGAAGCAGAACCCCGGACTTCATGCGCGACTGATGAACAAGGGTTTCCGCAAGTGGACCAACGGGTTAACCGAGAAGCGGGGCACAGGACCCGCCCTCATTTGTGTAAACCAAATGCGGGAGAAGATTGGTGTTATGTTTGGTGACCCATCTACCCTCCCCGGTGGTAAGGGGCAACTGTTCCACCCGGCTATTCACCTCCGCAACACTAAGGCGAAAGTACATGACGCTCCCGGTGAGGCGAAGTCAGCTTACGTGGAAATCCATGGCACTGCCCACAAGAACAAGACGTTCACTCCTAAGCTGGAGTACACCTTTCACCTAGCCCTCTTGGACTACGAGAGTAGAAAGGCGGGCAAGCTACTGGCAACGTATGAGGCAGGGGAGATCAACAACATTGAGTCTCTTGTCAAGTACGGGCGCAAACTTGATTTAATCAAAGTAGGGGCCGGGGTTTGGAAGATCGACCTACCCGAGGCGGGGGTTACCCTATCGGCCAAAGGCAAGGATGGGTTAATCAAAGAGTTCCAAAATGATTTGGATGCATACGAAGTATTCTACGCGATTGTGGTGGGAGCTTTAACATGACAGAGGTATGCTATCTTTTGGTAGGTGTGGGTCGGTCTGGTACCTCGGCACTGGCTGGTACTTTCTACCGTGCTCACTACAAAGGGGAGCCGGTTCAGATGCTGGACCTTATCCCCGCAGACCGCGGCAACCCCAAAGGGTTCTTCGAGGATGAGAGGGTAGTGCGACTCAATGACACTATCCTTGGTGAGGCGGGGACTTGGGTTCTATCTGAGTTAGAGACAGACTTCAGCCACCTAATGACGGAGACAAAGTATGACCAGCAGGTGAAGGATATCCTTGATCGTTACGACAGTCCCGCTATCTGTATCAAAGACCCTCGGTTGTCCCTAACTCTACCTGTATACGTGAGAGAGTTAGAAGCTCGGGGGATCAAGTGTCACATCGTCCATGTACGTAGAAGGCTTAACCGAATTCTGGATAGCTTCCTAGTGCGGGATCTCCTTACCAACGACCGAGCTACCAAGTTAGTTGAGAAGTATAGGGGGACCTTGGCGAAGTGGTGCAAACGTTTGCAGTACGGTCGATGGAGCGAGGTATCCTTCGATGTCTTCATGCATGATCCCCTTAGTGTGTTCAAGCAGAAGTTCCCTGAGCTTACCTTCAAGGAGTCAGCCGGGTGGGCAGCGTCACAACAGGTACTCAAGTTTTTAGGGAGGGAGTAAACCATGGCTTTCCGGTTTGATGCACCAGAGAATAGGAAGAAGAAAGTGAACAACGCTGAGAAGCAGTTCGCTAAGAAGCACAAAGGGTTTCGGCAACCTTGTTCCGGGGCTATCAGTGGTTTCAAAGGAGATGTCAAGTTCGAGGATTTCTTGGTAGACTTAAAGTCCACTGACATGAACTCCTTCCGCATTACCTTAGCGGATCTCCAGAAGATCCAAGCAGAGGCAGACGGGCAGGCGCGCGACCCTGCCATTGTAGTTGTGTTCAACAACTGCAAGAACTTTGAGAACGAGTGGGCAGTAGTCCCACTCAGCACCTTGAAAGGAGATTAGATTTATGAATGACCACCCAGAATTCCATATAGGGCTAGACTTTGATGGCACTGTTGTTGAGCAGCGGTACCCTGAGACAGGCCCCGACCTCCCTCTAGCAGTGGAGACCCTTCGCTGGTTGACCGAGGAGATTGGAGCACATATTACCTTGTTCACAATGCGGTCAGACGACGGACTCCGTGAGGCAGTACGTTGGTTCTCTAACCGGGGCATCACCCTCTATGGGGTTAACCATACACCGGGGCAGGAGGCATGGACCCGTAGTCCGAAAGCCTACGCCAACCTGTACATTGATGACCGGGGGTTAGGTATGCCCCTCGATGCTAACCACCAAGTAGATTGGGAGAGGACTCGCAAGCTACTGGAGGAGTGGGTATCATCTCATGGCGTGTGAGGCTGGGAGACTTGCCCGCATTCTCAAGCAGACTGCGGGGGAGAGGAAAGTATTCGAGGCCCCCAAGTATGTGAGATCCTCCCAGATATTCAACATGTGTATCTGGGAGGAGTACTTCAAGGACAAACACTTCCAAGTCCCTGAGGCCAAGTACGTAGAGATGACACGGGAGCTTGACTTCACCTTTACGTTGGGAACATTCATCCATGAGTACTTACAATCAGTTGTGATTGGTCCTCTTGGTTTCCTCAAAGGGGAGTGGGTGTGTGTCACCTGCCACCATTCCCACAAGGACTGTTACTATCCCGACGCCTGCGTTGAATGCGACGGGGGTACATTCCATTACGAGGAGTATACCTTATATGACAAGGAGCTAAAACTCTCGGGGCATGTTGACGGGTTGATCTGTAACAACCGCATGAACAGCGTGTTCCATGCCTTGGAGGCAGGAGCAAGGGGGGACGAAGTGAAAGCCTCTGATGATTTAGAGGAGGATCTCAAGCACCTAGAGATCAAGTCAGCTAATGAGTGGTCATTCAAGAGCGTCATCAGTAATCGCCAACCCCCGGAGTACAACCGTGTACAGGCGTGTGCCTACCAGCACATGACAGGGATGGAGGAGACTGTGTTCCTCTACGTAAACATGAACACGAAGAAGATGATGACCTTGAGCTACAAGGCAGAACCAGAGTTGTGGGACAAGGCTGTGGATAAGATCCACACATTGTGGGAGGCGATTGACGCAGGCACCCCACCACCCCCTAGTATGAGGGAGTGTTTGTCTTTGAAGGACAAGCGTGCATGTAAGTGCCCGTTCGCGTTTGAATGTTTTGGAACAAGATAGGAGTAAGAGCGTAAATGAGTGACCCACTAGTTGTACTAGGGTTAGACCCATCCCTTACTTGCACTGGGTGGTGTATTATGCTCCCGGCCTCAGGGGGTTGGGATGTAGTTGCAAGCGGAGCTATTCAAACCAAGCCTGAGAATAAGAAGCGGGGCATCTACAAGAGCAGCGATGACGCCCGCCGCATAGCTCACATAACCGATAAGCTCAAGGCTATCATAGATGACTACGAGCCACTAGTAGTTGTGTCCGAGCAGCCCTCAGGTGGAGGGAAGTCCTCATCCGCGGTGAAAGGGATGGCGTTTGCTACGGCTATTGTCACATGCATAACGGCACTACTAGAACTTCCTCTCTTGGAGGTACCCGCTAAGGACTCGAAGAAGAGGGTAGGTGGATGTGCGAACGCAAGTAAGGCCAAGATGCAGAAGGAAATCGCGGCTATGTTCCCCGGAGTTGCTGACAAGTATAAGAGCGCCCGGTCAAAGACGACGGGATTCAAGGGGGAGTTCGAGGACATTGCGGATGCTATCGCCGCAGTAATTACTGTAGAGAATGATCCAGTAATTAGACTCCTAAAATAATTTGAAAAATTCTTCTCAGTGCCAGCGGACTACACGTCACGCAGCGGGAAAAATTTTCTCAACCTATCCGTAATACACACGCGGGGGAAGCCCTGAGAAAAGGGCGACCCCTCAAAAAAAGAACCCCCTAGTCCTATACAAGATCCACATACGCGGATATGCAAGAAGGGGTCTAGGGGGGAAGGCGTTAATCAGTCGCGGGTAGGTGTGATCTCCGTGCGGAGTTCGTCACCTTTCTGGTAGATGGTCAACCACTTAGCACCGGTAGGTTTAGGCGGGCGATCCCCTTCATGGTGGAAGCCAAGGTTACTCCCGAGGAATTCTTCCTTGTATCCGGGTGTACAGATATGCCACCGTTTGTACATGGACTCTTTTCCATTCTTGTTGATGGCAATCATGGGAGTATTCAGTTGCCACTCTTCATGTATGTGGCCCATCCATACGATGTCAGCACCGTCGATGAATGCGTTGTGTCTGTTTGTTTTGATGACCCCTTTGGTCACCGGACCACCACCACCTGCTCCATGTGTGTAGTACATGTTGATAGCTCGGTGCATGGGGCGCTTCCCGCGGTTTACACGGAAGGATACCCAGCCGCGATACCCACCAACCACGGGGCGTTTGCCTGTGCGTAGTTCAATCTGGTCAGCAAGTAGTTGCACAGGATCGACTGAGCACCATTTCAGTGGAGCAGTCTCATGGTTACCATACCCGAGCATGGCGATGTTGTTGGCGGCTGTACCGTGGGAGCCAGCGAAATCTTTACATACAGAACGGAAGTAGTCTTGATCGTCATGCTCTTCACGTGTCTGTCCCTTCTTCTGTCTGCGGTCAGATGTAGCTTGCATGAGGCAGAGGGTATCCCCATTGTACAGGATAGGGACTCCCTCATCTACTGCCTCTTGTATGTGCTTGTCATACAACTTGCGGTCGCAGTAGGGGTGGTCCCAATGCGCGTCACTGATTAGCAGTGCGCGGGCCGTATCCTTACGGCTCTTGAGGCTGAAGGTAATTCCGGTAGTAACTTTTGTGAGTTGTTCAGCGGACCAATTCATTTGGACCTCCTGTCATTTGCAAACGTTTGCAGTAGTGAAGAAGGCTCCCTAAGCCCACGTCCCGCCTGACCAAAGGTTGGGTTGATGTGTAACTTAGGGAGCCAGAGTTATAGGATGTTACTCTTCGTAGCCAACTATCAAGCTACTGATGGTGACAGTGCCTGCTGTGGTTATATCAAAGTAGATACCGGTTGTGAAGGGCACTGGTTCAGTGAATGAGTGCGCTACTACTGTTACTGCGCTTGACTGTCCACTTGAGTTGGGAATGCGCAAAGGCATGAGCAGCGTTCCCCCACCAGCCGTGCCGTCCTCGATATCAACTTGTGAAGTGGTCGTAGCTTCAATCGACATGATGATGTCAGTGACATAGAGCGTCTTGTCTGCGGTTACCGTGTACTGTGTGCCGTCCGCCGTAACAGAGTCAGAGACCACCCTCACCGCAGTACGTCCATAGAGTTCAGATGGCCGCGCACCGTTGACCACTTGCAGACTGGTGTACGTGCCCAGATCATTCGTGGTTTCTACAGTGGTCACGTTCTTGAATGTACCTCCACCGTCTTGCCCCACTATGATGTTCCGGCCCAAGTTAGTCACCATGGAGGGTGCGATGAAGTCGTCTACACCCAGAACTTGCGCACTCAGAGACTTAGTTAAGAACTTTGTATCATAATAAAAATCGGCCTGCCCTGCCTCATCACAGGTAAATTCATACTTGACATAGGGGGTGAAAGCAGGTGCGGCGAAAGTCTTGAAGCCAGATCCACCAACATACGGAATTTGCAGGGTACGCAGTACGTCAGTTCCTGCCGAGTCCCGGATGAAACTTATGTCGATTGTGCCGTTTTTATCCGAGAGTACATGGGTTTCAACTTGAGTATAGTTTCTTAGATCTAGCACCCCACTTGAATAAACCTCGCCATTAGTCAGGGGTGTTGCCGTCTGAAAACCCAACCCGTCTGTCTTAGTGTTAGTGAGTGTTCCATCAGGCTCTGCCCCTATGGCCACTGAACGAACGAGGGTAGCGTCAGAGTCGGGGGACAATGATTGATTCAGGGGTGCCACGCTTGGAACAAAGTTGTCACCGAAGTAAGTGGATAGCCGGAAGGTTGCTTGCCCGCCTGCTCCATTAACATAGCGCACTCGGAAGTACCTGCCCAGTTTGACAGCAGTGTGGAACTCAGGGATACCTGCGGAGCATGTGAATCCCGCAACAGGGTATGCATGCCAGTTGGTCCCGTCTACCGAGAAGTCGAAGTACAGGGTTCCCGCGACATCTGCAAAGGAAAAGACACCTACGTGAGGCAGCAAGTTCTGCTCACCCGTACCTGTAAATGTAGCTGCTGGCCCAAGTAGCGCCACAGTACTATTATCTGTGGATACTGATCCGGTTGCCAGTTCAGCGGTGATTGTGGGTGACAGCGCGTTTTCTCCGCGCAGCCATTGTCCTAAATTCTTGAATAACTGGAAACTCATATTGTCCTCGTGTTGTGGTAGTCTAGCTCTTAGTCACTAAGATTGGTGATTGTGCTGTTATTTGCAAACGTTTGCAGATTCAAAAAGGGGACACAGCCAAAGTGCTGCATCCCCTTTTAGTATTACAGGTTCTCTGAGGTGGTCTCCTCTACCTCTACAGGTTTAGCCTCTACAGGTTTAGTAGCAGTCACCCACGTCTGCCCAGTGGGATGTTCCACTGGGAGCAGAGTTACGTTGGTGAAACCAGCGTACTGGAACAACTGCACAACGGTCTCGGGGGTGTAGGTGTGGGCAAGTGGGTAGTTCCAATCCTCCCCCGTATAGTCCTCATCACCACCGAGAAAGGTAGCGATGATCTGTCCACCTTCCTTCAGGTAGGATGAGGCAGCGGCGAGCAGGGCCTGCACCTGCGCCACAGAGGCATGGTTAAAGATGGAATGGTACACAGCCCAATTGTAGGGGCCGGAGAGTTGCAGCAATTCCACTGAGTCAAAATTTTCAGGGTCACCTAAGACAAAAGTAGGTGCCTTCTTTTTGTTCACAGTTTCTGTCAGTTCCTGCACTCCATCATCAAGGAGTTGCTGGTCAACGTCAAGCCCAGTGTAGCTCCCCTTGCGAAGGTAAGGGACTAGGTGTTTGCCAAGACGTAGGCAACCACACCCATAGTCTAGTACCTTGTGGGTCTTACGTACCCCGGCTTGAAGCAGGGTTTCAAATTGGTGTTCTCCGATCTTATCGAAGAGTGGCTTAGGTCCTACGTGTGCGCGGGAGTCCATAGTTATTTCCTTTACGGTTGGTTAGAGAAAATCTCGGGAGATAGCTTTAGCAATCTTCAACTGCTCGTCGTCCCCCTTGTTGATCTCGTTCAGTAGTTTGTTTCTGCGTTTACTTTCTTCTGCGGTTATGTGTAGATTTACTGCTGTGAGTTCGTCGCATAGTGTACACATCTCATCTAACATACACTGGATTGTCTTTTTTGCCACCTCTGGATCGTTAGCAATCCCATTCAGCCCGTGGGTGACCTTCCTCATTAGAGCGAGGGCTTTGTCTACGGGGGTCATTCG